ATGTCATCCACCGCCTTCATCATCTGCCTGATTCTGGCTGCCGTTATGATCACCATTCACCCAGTGTTTTCAGTCCCGTTCATCATCGCCGCTTTTCTGATAACCGGTAAGTGTCGAATGGATCTGAATAGCAACACCAGCATTATCCTGGGCGTAACCGGTTTTCTGCTTTTTCTGACACTTATCATGTGCATCAGAAGCTGGTTACGATAGAATATCTTCGCAAAGCAATTGATTTATAAATAATATATAGGGAAATTAATATGAAATACCTTTTACTCATTCCTGTTCTTTTATTGACTACCGCATGCACAACTGTCTATAACCCGGCCACCTGTTGGGGAAGAATAGAAATAGGGAGGCATGTCTACGATCAGCCTATATATGAGCAGCGAGACGGTTTTTATGAAAAAGAATACCTTGTAGGTGATGCTTTTAAATATACATGGGTTGAGAAACATGAGTTCAAAGACTTGTCTGACTGCGAGGGTAAGTTTAATTAGCCTGACCATGCCGAATTCCGCCAGGGATGTAAAATCCCTGGTTTGGTCATGATTCATCCTGTGTTTTCGTCTCTTTTGTTAACACCGCGCTACTGATAACCGGTACATGCCGAATGATTCTGGATAGCAACACCAGTTTCATCCTCGTCATTACCGGTTTAATGACACCACCTGGACACTCGATAATTTATTACAGGTCGCTTCTTAGTGTTCAGTCAAAATACGGGTTAACCCGTTCCACTGCCAGTTGAACCAGCTTGTTCCTCTTTGCCATCAGGCGATCAATCCTTTCCCTCTTCTGCTCAGACGTTAAGATGCGGTCAGCGCGGGTAAGCTCAATCTGAGCATTGAGTTGTTTCACCTGCTTCTGCGTCGCCGTCAGCGCCCTGCGTTGCGACAGTTTCCCCTTGTTTTCCTGCAACAACTCATTGGCATTATCCTGGCGCCCCTGTTTTCGGTAATCATTAATCGTGCTGTTGATCTGGTTAGCCTGAGTCATCATCCGGTAAAAGTCTTCGGTGAACTGTGTGGACTTGGCCGGATCAGAACCGCGAGCGAATGCTTTAATGACGGGCATTTCGTCAAGGCGCAGTGAGGGTGACTCGCCGCTATCTCCCAAATTACGCATTACAATGTTTGTCGCCCCAAGTATGTAGGCTCCCAACGTACCGGTATAACCGGTAATGATGTGATCCAGCATCTTAGGTGACAAATTAGTGGCTTCTCCAATCTCGCGCATAAGCAGACTGGTTTGGTCGTTATAGCGAGCCCCGGCAATCAGGTTGCTATCTGCCATGTTCTCAATCGGCCCGCCTTTGAAGAAGTCATAATTGACATAGGCTTCCGCGATCGGCATAGCAACTTGCGGAATTGGGTTAAACGCCATCGTTTCAATGAAATTATGGGCTACCAACTTGCCGAATTTGGCCGGACTGTCCTTACTACCCAAAGCGCGAACAAAGCGCTCCGGTATCGTCGCGGAAAGCAAACCTAACTCGAATGGCTTCGGGACTCGCCAGTGTTGATCGCCTGTCCAGAAATGCCAGTAGGTATCCTTATCCCAATCGGGCAACTCCTCGTACTCTTTTCGATCCCAGTTAAGCGCCAACAATGCCAGTGACGCGGCCATAATGTAGCTGCTGCGCTTTAACACCTCTTGAGGATTATCTTTTATTGCCCGACTCAGTTTGCTTAACCCCTGCATCCTGGCATTAAAGAATGGCAACATATCGCTGAGGTTAATCATTAAATTGCTGGCCCCCATCATGCTGAAGTCCATCAAATCGCGGGATTCAAACGCTGCCTGCGCCCTGCTCTTGCCTGCTTTAATCGCGGCGTCATAAGTGGCAATGCGGTTGGCATTCTCGGCCCCTTCACTGACCTTCTTGTATTTTTCCATCGCCCAGCCGACCTTATCCATCGCCTCTTTACTACTTCGCACAATGGACGATTCAAATTCACGAATCTGGCTATCGTTATATCCCTTACGGCGTAGAACTTTGCGAATACTGGAGGCGGTGCCAGCCGGATCATACACATTGGAGTAACCACCGCCGAATGTCGCGCCGGCGAACATCATATCCACCAGCGTGTCGTCTGTGCTCATGGCTTTTTTCAGACCTTTCAACGAATCTAGGCCAAGCCTGAAGCCATCCTTGTTAATGGCCCATGAATGAATAGCATCACGAACAAAGTTGCGGATGATAAAATCCGGCATAGCCGTGGTGCCGATGGTTAGTACCCGTTTGGCCTGCCGTGCTGCTCTCATAAACAGTGAATTGCTGCGCTCCAGGTCAATCATGGTGAAAGCACGGTACAAATCCGGGTCATTGATGCGGGCAAGCTGCTCTTTACCGTCAACGAAAACCTTTACCGTGTCTTTCTTCAGGCGCTGATAGTCGATCTGGTTGGGATTCTCGATAATGTCGATTACCCCGGTATCCCCCAGATTGACGACCGAACGGCGCATGGCCTCATTCTTCATTGAAGCATCAACAGATTTCGCAACATAGTTAAACAGGTTTTCAATCGGGTCTTTAATGGTGAGATCAGAGCCTTTCAGCTTGCGGATCGTGCTGCTCTGATTGGCAATTCCGCGTGTCGTCCAGGGGCCATGCGTTTCACCGTTTTCGGCCTCACGATAGTAAGGTAAATACCAGGCATCCTCCCACATGGCCCGACTTTCTGGATCTATCAGCCCCATATCCTGCTGCAAGTCGATAATGGACTTGATGAACGCATCGTATTTTTTCTTCTGCTCCGCAAACAATTTTTCATTGCCGCGATTCAGAGACTTCATGTAGGTAATTTCATCAGCGGTGAAGTTATTTTCCCTGCCCTCCGCCATCAGGCGTTCGGAGCGGTGGCCAGCGATCCATTTGAGGAAATTTTCTCGATGGTTGCCGAGCCCATCCAGAATGCCTATAAGTGAGTCAGCTTTTCCGGTGCCGGGGATACGTTCAGTAATGCCCTCGGTTTTGTTGTAACGCACCAGACCATGTTCCAGAACAGCAGCGGTCACCGATCTAGATCCCGCAGACATACGCGCCGCCGTGTAGCCGGAAACAGTCGCATCTGATTTACCGACCGCATCCTCGGCATATTTTAGCGGCGCCAGGCCGTCAAAGGTTTTGGTATTCAACTTGCGGAAGGTTTCTTGCCACCATTGTTTAAGCTCCGTCTTATCCTTGTCGGTCGCTATCTGATAGAAGTCTTTGGCTTTATCAAACCAGCCTTTTTCGACGTTGAAGCCCATTTTCCGGGAGGTTTCAGCATCCATTGCAGGATTACCGGAGCGTGAATAGAGCGTCTTGTTCTTGCGGATATCGTCGGAAGAGAGTATATTTTGACCTGATTCTGCGGGGTCGCCCTCCTTGGGCAATTGGAGCCCCTGCGAGTATCGGCGACTGGCAGAATCGGAACCCTGGTAAGAACGCTCCTCCTTGGGCAATTGGAGCCCTATGGATAGAGGGTTACCAGGGTTTTCTTTTTCCCGGCGATATAGCGCCAGACCTTCCCGTTCCATCGTGTTAATTTTCTTCCCTTCTTCGGTTCCGTAAACAGACGCAATACGATTGATCTCCATATGCTGACGCACCGCATTCATGTGGACGGCAGACAGCACGGGATCGCCATTGGCGTCATTGGCTTCCAGTAGTACCACTACCGCATTATCTTCTGTGCGCGAACGATAAACCGCCACTGGGTCATGCATCAATTCCGGCAGACGCTCTATCACGCCCATCGGCACGTCGTGCTTAACACCGTTGGTAGCCTTACGCACGGTGTCGCGAGTGATCACCATATCCAAATTCGGTGCGCCTAATGCCCGCAATACCGGCGGCGTCCGCCCGATAGTAACTGGCGTGTCTGCGGAGCGGAGCGATCGCATAGCTTTACCCAAATTCTCGCGGAACTGTTCCGCTTCCGCCGGCAGCGGTTTGAGCGGATCAACGTTATCGTTGCTCTGGGAATAAAGCGCATCAGTACGTGAGAAGGTGTTATCAAACTCGCGGGTGCCAGGCTGCTCGTTAGCATACATGGCCGTCTTCTGGAACCGTCCAGTGATGGTGCGCAGGATATTGCGGATCTCCGCTGGCGTGATATCCATCGGATTCAGTATCCCTGCTTTGCGCAGCGCATTGGTCAACAACGTAACAAATCGATCCCACACGCCACCCAACTTTGTTAACTCGGCGCGTTCGGCCATATGCGCCAGAAACTCGTTAGCCTGCGTTTCCAGTGATTCCTGTCCGTAAGATTGTTCTACCTGGCGCCAGACACCCTGAATGGTGTTGTTTTTGCTGTCGCGTGTCTGGTGAAGCACCCGCATTATGCGATCGTACTCCACATCGCCGATAACCGAGGCCAGACCATGATGGGCGATAATTTCATGTCGCAATTTGGCGCGCAGTTCGCGGGGATTAGCGATATTGTCGGCGATGACAATCACCCGACTGAGTTCCGGCTGATAGATGGCATGAACTGTGCCGAACTCTTCAGGAATACCGTTCGGCATCATGGCAGCGGCTTCTGCCTGTGTCTGTACCGCTTTAACCTTGATCTTGGCGGCACCGTTAAGATTGGAAACGAAAAGATCCGACGCCAGTTGTACACGGTTTCGCGTCATACCTTGAGCGGGTTTGCCGCCGTCTTTGCTAAAGCTGCCATCGTGAATGATGTTGCCGCCGCCAATATCGGTGGCAGAAACAACAACGCCTCCGGGCTTGGAGGCGTTTTGCTGCTGATCGCTATCTCGTCGGAACTGATCCTGATCGGTTTTCGGGAACGTTTGTTGCTGTCGCCGTCCGCTGCGAATACCGGCGGCTACCGCGTCAACGGCATCATAAAGTTCGCTGATTTTCATCGGGCCTTTAACCAGACCGCTACGGCGTAGAGCCATCTGGAAAGCATGCAGGACTTCGGAGGGAATAATCCGACGACGAGTGCGAGCATTGCGTTCGGCGCGCTCCAGTTCGGCTGCGTGAGCGAAAACCTCTTCTGCCTGAATGGATTCCTGCCGATCGCCGTAATTCTGTCTTACTTGTTCCCAGAGTGATCGGAATTTAGGGTCTTCACGCGTTTTGAGAAGCGAATCAAGAACCAGTCTTTTATCCGCTGGCTTAAAGGTGTTGATTCCAAAGTGGCCAAGCACTTCGTGACGGAGTGTTGCTCGTCCGTCCGCCGTGTCACGAATGCTGGCAGCGTTAAGTACGATCCTTCCTTTTCCGGCGGCATGATACGCACCCGGGATTCTTCCGATATTTTCTCGCGTTGCTTGCGGACCATAGGCATCTTCCTGTCGAGCATACACCCGGATATCAAGCGGAATGTTGCCATTGTACTCACTCTGGAAATCATCGGCAATGCGACGAGCTTCTTCTACGGTCAGACCGTCTTTGCGATCGTTCTGGCGCGAGTAGAGTGTACCGGAGTTTTTCTTAGACGAGCGTTTGGCAACCAGATGTGCGGCAAAATCATGCTCCGTTTTTGTCACGTTATAGAGATCGCCATCATCAGAAACAATCCGGTATAACGTTTTGCTCTTCCCGTCACCAGACGTCCTTTGCTTGGTTTCCGGGCGCCAGCCGCGTCCAATCAATCTCTGAACAACCTCCGCCCTTGTCAATGGGCGGTCAAATTCAGGGTAATTCACTATTTCCAGTAACGCTTTGTCCGCCTTCCCGCGCTGCATGGGAGTGAAATTCTGCGCACCAAGAAACTCGTTAATTGGCGCACGCTTCTCGGCCTCCACCGCCTCCCTCTCTTTGTGATCCGCTACACGTTTGCCTCTGGATACCGCGTTGCGTTCATCCCGATCAGCCAACCGGTCAGCGTAGGATACCGCCTCTTCACGCGTTTCAAAGAGTCTTGGCGCCATCTTAATCGGACTATTTGGTTCCGCCTGAACTGCCCATGCCTTCACCGGCTCGCCGGTGTCTCGGCGCGTCGCGTCTACCGGGAAAAGAGGATAGCCACGGTGATTTATCTCACTGCTATCCGTGATTTCTGATTGAGCGGTGCTGTCCGCCTCGGTTGGGTTCGGTGCTTTCGGTGGCAGACGCACACCGTAACCATCCCCAACAGGCTCCACTGTAGCCCCCGGCATTTTCGCCCAGCGGGAAGCAAGGGCAACTCGTTCACTGGAATAGGGCTTGTTGCCTGCGAACAATTTCAACTGACCGACCAGTTCTCCTCGAGCATAGGCTTCGGTTTGCGCATCGACCGGTACGCCGGCGACACGGTGGCGTTGATCTGGCAGGCCATCAGGCTTGTCACTATTAGCCCCCATCGCTTCTGTAAATTCCCGTGTCTGCCGCTGGGCGCGCGTCTCGCCCTGGCTGAATTGCGGCGGCTGGCTGGCCTGTCCCTCGTCGATCGTCGGCGCACCGGCGAAGATGATATTTTTATCTTCAATGGCATTTGACGGTACAGTTTCTCCTTCAAAAGTCCGCGAGGCTCGGCCAACTTCTTTACCGCCAGTCTGGCTACGCTCTGCCGGGATGTACTCTTCACCTCGCACCTGGCGGCCAGCGTCAAACTGCGGCCCCGGCCCGACTTGCGTTTCATCACCAACCGGCAGGCGAACTTCACCCGGCATGGCGATCACTGACGTTTGACCTGGTGCGGGAAGGCGAGGTTGACGTGATGCCCTGATTTTTTCAGCCTGATCCAAAATGGCTTGTTCTTCCTGCGTGTACCCCTGATCACCCTGTTCTATCTGCTGGCGAATTAACTCGTCGGCGGTTGGTGCGGGCTGATGTTCACTGAGCGTACGCTGCACTTCACTATCTTCCGCAAATCCCTGCACTCGAGGATCCTGACGAAGATATGCGGGCGTGTCGCGGAATTCATCAATACGACTTTGCGGCGTACCAGTAACATTCTCTGGATTGAATTGCGGCGCATCAGCCCCACTGGTAACCGATATAACCGGCTCTCCATCGCGCCACTCGCCTTGGTATCCCGGCGGCGGGCCGTCTTCTCCCAACTTTGCCACCGGGATGCCCGAACCACTGCCGGTTTCATTACCCGAGTTCTGCCATTCAGGTACGTCCACTTTGAGCCCGCCAACATCCATCCGCCGGGCCAACGCGGATTGGGCGGCCTGAAGTTGTTCCTGCTCGTCGGAGGTTAGTTCTTCCTTCTGGTTCAGGTTCTGGAAAGCAGTCAACAGATCGCCGTCCAGCATCTGCCCGTACTGTTTTTCCAGTTGCTTTTGCTTGTCCTGGCGCTGTTGCTCGGCTACAGGATCGGTAGACTGCTGTTCAGTCGCCCCTTTTCTTCCACGCATTCCACCGACGGCGCCAAATCCCCCACCCATGCCTGCGCCAACCACGGCATTATTAAGGCCGGTTTTCAGCACGTCTGTCATGGGGTCGATATTCTGTCCGGCTGTGTCGATCAACTGTTCATTCTGAACGTAGCGCTGCGTCGCGCCCTGAGCGAACTCCGTCGAGCCTTCAGCAGTAGCGCCCTTCGCCATACCTGAGAGAATTCCTCGCGCCGCCGCTCTTTTTGTGACGAGCGATATCAATGTGTGGTCGCCCAGCATTGCCGCGCCGATATTAACCGCTAATGCTTTAGGATCGAACGTAGCGGCATTTGCCGCCTTTTCCGCCACCATACTGCGAGCCATCGTCAGTTTTTGCGTATCATCCATATTGGAGTAGTTCGGATCAGTATCAATATCACTGAACGCCTGCTGGAAGGTGGTGCTGCTCATCAGTTCATCGAAAGATAGCGCATTGATCTCGTTGCGCATATCGATGCCACCCTGCCCCTGCTCGGTAGCAGCTTGCGAACCAACGAATGTACCTTTCCCCGCGGCTGCGGCGGCACGATCCGCCGTCGCCTTGGCAACTTGTCGCGCAGATTCTTCCGGCAATTTTTGACGCAGTTTATTGAATGCCGCCTTCTCGACCATTTCCCGCACAGCGGCCGATCCCAGCCTTGCGGCACCCGCACTGGTGAACATAGTGGCCATACTGGGAATTGCGTTCTGCATCCATGCACTGGGGTTGAATAACCCCTCGCCTGCACTGATACCGGTAATATTACCGTCTTTATCACGGTCAATGGTTGCAAAATCCTGAGCGGCAGCCTGTTTCGCCCCCTCGGTGCGTGAATCCAAGATGGATTGCGCTGCGCTTCCGGCCAGTTCGCCAGCGCCCTGAATAGCGGCGGTGCCAGCACGCGACAGAGGATTGCCGTTGTTCTGGCGCATGACGCTCATCATTTGATCGTCGATGCCCCACGGGTTGGGATTTTCCTCCGCCCCCTCCGTAGTAGCAGCATCAAGGATTTGATCTCCGGCTTTGAATATCTGTCCAACGCCAGCCACCATGTTGAGAGGCGCGGCAGCGAGAGCCTTAAAGTCGTCGCCCCAGGTTGATTTGGGACGTTCGTGCGGCGCCTTATTCCAATTTTCAAGCGTGAAGTCTTGGGGATCATATGCGGGAACTTCACCGGGCTGCTGAATATTCAACCCCTGCCGGTTGTCGTTCGCTCGCTGCGCTTCCGGGCGAAGTTGTTGCGGGTCATTAGCCATTGCGACTCCAAAATTTAGGCATAAAAAAACCGCCGAAGCGGATTATTTGGGAAGATAGATTGAGGCGAAAGATGCTCACTGCTCTAGACCAGGCACCAGTAATTGAATCTCCGATGCCATGCGTTCGCGAACTGTATGCAGGATTTGCTTTCGGCCTCCAACACCCCACTGATTCATCCGGCGAGCGCAGGCGCTGATCTCTTTTTTTTCAGTGTCAATCAGCAGATCAAGACGATTAAGGCGATTCATCGCGGAAATGCCGCTAAGTACCGCCTCTCTGAATGTTTCGTATACACGGATTTCAAAGCGGGGATTAAGCCAAGCAGCATAACGAATGGCGACAAGTTCATGCCCCCAAGACCCTTGCTCGTTGCCTCCTTTAATGGTTTTTACCGATGCGATTTTCTTCGCATCGCTCAATTCACGAACAAATGCTTTGATTTGCTTTGTCTTGAGAAACTCGCCGGGTCTTTGGGATTCTGTTGCCTGCCCGTTCGCTACTGCTGCGGCATGGAGATCATTAAGGCTATAACGTCCCGCTTCATCAACACGAACGGAAACGCCGTTTACTGCTACGGTTGGATATTTCATAACGTTTACCTTGCTTTGAAATGAACCTTTGCCGCACAGGAAATCAGCCCGTCGAGGCTCGCCAGCACTAACTGACCTCCTCAAAGGCTCATTCCAAAGGGTTGGGTTCGACGTGAGTGAATGCGCGGGCGGTGCGCATAAAAAAACCGAGTCAGCTTTTTAGGGCGTAACTCGGTATCTTTGGGGAATTTAGCGCTTATCGACGATGATGGGAAGAGGTTTATCCCCGCGAGTGCGGGGAACACTTATCCTTCTCGTTTCCTCGCCCCAGCTTCCACTTGATGAACGAGAATAGACAGATGGGCCAGTATACTTTCAGCCTCGAAATCGTCCGGGCGCGCAGGTCCGATCCTGCCCTGACACACGAACGAGTTGATGATGATCGCAGCATCTTCCAATGTATTGATGGAAGTACCATCAATACCGTCAATATTCCCAGAATCTTCGTCGCGCATTTGTTTCTCCAGTTTAAAGAACACAGGCCCTATGTTACCGGCATCTACACTAGCCCCGATTTCTCTCCAGTCCGCGCCGCACAGTGTTGACGATGGCGCAGGAGTCCCGGATGCGATCCATTAGCTCGTAGGCCAGCGGTGAGCGCACGGCTTTCAGCGCCGGGTAAAGTTCACTGCCCCACACCCGCCAGATATATTCGATATGCCCGCAAGCAATTCCGATGTTGTGTATTTCCATGCTTAGATCCACGGATGGTTCTGGCGTGGGCAGGAAGACGGGCGGCATGAGTTCGCCTTCCAGCGGTACGCGCGCCGCCAGCGACAGAGCCTCCGCAAACTGGCTTTCCTCAATTTCCTTGTAACTGACGCCAAAGTGGGATTTCAACGCTGACCACATCGTAATCATCGCTTTAGCTTGGCGATCTTTTGGTAAGGCCTTGCCGCGATTCATCACCAACTGCTTGATGGCCTCCTGCTGTTCGAAGGTAATTTTACCGAGTAAAGCTTTCTTGGTTTTGCTGTATACGCCGTTCTTACGAATGGATGGCAGTACTTCAGCCGTCACCCATTTACGAAACTTATGAGGAACAGAACCTGGTTTAATGGCATCGCGGCAGCGAAGAACCAGTGTATACATGCCAGACTCGGATACAGTTGCTACTTCTTGGTTTCCTCCAAGGGTGTAAGTTAAAGTTACACCCTTTTCATCTTTATCAAGCGCGGTAAGAGCTTTCCGTGAGTTGGTGAGAGAAAGAGCATCACAAACATCCTTCGCAACGAACCACGGCTCGCCGCCTTTGTTTATGACACGGATCTCTTTCTCGCCAAATGTAAAAGTGGTGAGTTCTCCAGCGATCATGGGGACTGTGCTTGTTGCGCTGTTTGCTGTTACACTATTCATGTCTATTTCCTTGTGGGGATTGGACAAATCAGAAGCCCTGGCTATTTCGAGTAGTCAGGGCTTCGCCATTTTTATTCAAATGCTCGACAAGAACCTGAATAATTTCAGAGTTCATCGAACGTCCATTACGCGCTGCAATGCGCTTTAATCCATCTTTAACTTGTTGAGGAATCCGGAGATTCGTCTGTGGCATTGCCCTAGTCGGCATCATGTTCACCTCTGCGCCTCAGTGATAGTACGGTACTACGACTTGAACTGTAGTATTACCGAACTATCATGTCAATATGATTTTTTGAGGCTAACAAATGGCTAGAACAGATCCACAATTCAACGTTAGGATGCCAGCTGAACTAAAGGAAAAATTAGTTCGTATGGCCGAATCCCGTAACCGCTCGATAAATGCGGAAATCATCAGCGCCATTGAAGCTGCGGTACAATTACATGAGTTGACGGAAGGGCTACACGGGACTGAGTACATTACAACCACCATAACTGTCAAAGATCCCCGCGTTATAGAGCAGCCAGATCCTGCTCACTCATCGGAAGATTTTCTCCGGCTCATGCTTGAAAAGCTCAATGACATTGAAAAGAAAATAGACAATAAGGAATAGACATGTATTCCATGAAAAAATTTTTACTTTTATCTTGTTTTTTTATACCTCAAGCTACACTGGCCGAAACCTATGAGATTTCAGTAACAAGAGATTCAAGCAACGTTTATCGCATTGATGGGAAAAACTCTATCATTCATACTAAATATTGTTATGTATATGCTTATTCTGAAAATGCCTATCTTCGTACCGATGGGTATAACAATCAGTTAATATTCATAGATAGCAAAGATTCATGCGATGTGTCAGGAGTTTATGGGGAAAATGAAATAAAAAATGGATCATACGAAGTAAAAGTCAGCCGTGAAGATGATGACTGGTATAATATATGGGGAACTGACCACTTCATAAAAACATCAATGTGTCTTAATCTTGCGTTAATGGACGATGCCATACTAAGAATAAATGGCATGCGTGGAGATCTTATTTTTAACAATGGCAGCCAATGCCAAGCAGAGAATATATATTCTAAAATAAAACTTTAAAAAGGAATTTCAAAATGGCTAACTTATTTAAACTATACACACTTCTTTCATCTGCGCTAATTTTATCCTCTTGCGCATCAAACCCACGCATAGAATATCTATCAGGAGAACAACGCAGTAAAGCTATCAATATGGCTGTATATAAAAACAACCCTTTCTCTGATGCCACCATAATAAAAACTGTAGACGGATTATCCTGTAACCGGAACAAATATCAAGCACAGGATATTTCTGAATCAGAGGCTATGGACGGGGTAAAAATAAAAGCGGCGATGCTAAATGCTGATGCCGTCGTAAATACTATTTGCCAGAAAAATTCAGATACTGACTGGATAAATAATTGTTGGGCATCAGTGAAATGTATCGGTGATGCTGTCACTGTGCCCCAAAATTAAGAATTACTGTCCGGTGTAGTAAGGTGGTGCCACTGGCTGCCGAGACTGAGCGCGCTCACGCAATTTCTGGGCTGTGTCGGCATCCTTCGCCTGGGTATCCCGTTTTTGTGCTTCGGCATACTTCGCGTCAAGATGCTCCTTAGACAGGTTATAGCCTGGAGTGGAAGCCGCGGCGGCGGCAAGCTGTTTAGCATAGGCGATCTTGCCCGGATCACCTGCGGCCCATTGCTGCAACACCGGCGTAGTCCGATCTTCTGGCTGCTGACCATGGGCTTGTTTAACCTGATCAAGCAGTTGGTCATACTGAGCATTGATGGTTACAGCGTTGTCTGGATCTTTAGCAATCGCTTTATATCTTTCTTTTTCAACATCAAGCAGATCTTTACGCAGCCCTTTCGCTTCTTCACGCACGGTAGCCTTATCTGGCGGGTTAACCATGTTATTGATGAACTGTGCACGGTTGCCATCATTTAGCTGGACGACCATCTGTCCGTAACCGCGAACCTCATCCATCAAGCGTGTGACAGGGATCGGCGCTATCGTATCCTGCGGATCAGAAGAACCATATCGGGTCATTGGCTTGAGCGCTGTCGAACCATCGCTGTACGTGACTTTCAGAGTTGGGATTACGCGCTGACCATCTTCAGTCAGACCAATGTGAGCAAGCTCTTTACCCTTGATGGTTAAACCAGTAGCCGGATCTTTGTCGCCAATACCGCGTTGAATATGCGGCGATAATACTTCATTGACGGCGCTGATCGCTGCTGGGTCGTTGTAATCCATATCACCATTAATAACCGCTGGCATAACCCGGTTGATTTCCATTACGTTCTTGATGGCTTTTTCGCCAAAGAAGCGTTTGGGGTGAAGGGAATTATCCGTTGAAATCAGCTTGTAGAGGTCTGGATCGATGTTTCCCGTTTTTTCAAGCTGGTCATAGAACATTTTGATGGTAGGCATTTCATCTTTAAGCCGCTGCTGGCGCTTCTGCTCAGAACGTTGATAGGCCAACTCTTCGCGCCGCAACTTTACCCCTTCGGCTTGCATGGCGTAGGTGCGATCTGAATTTCGCTTATTCAGTTCAAACTCGGTCTGCCACTGCCCATCCCCCACCCTGTAACGCTCTGCCTGCGTTTCCCGATCTTTGGTGTCGGACTCTTTACGGTAATCAAACGTCTCTCGCTCAAAGTCATAGGCACGATCCGCGTTTTTCTGTTGCTGCTCCAACGACCAGCGCCGCAGTTCCGATTCTTCACGCCGACTGATAGCTGAATCAACCGTGTTAAACCCGGCCAGAAACCCATCAGCCAATCCTCTTACATCCGCCATAAATCCTCCGATTAAGAAAACAGTGATCCGGCCAATAGCCCAACGGCGGCACCGATGCCCATACCGATAGGGCCAGCCCATGATCCATAGGTCGCCCCCATCGCTGCCGATGAAGCCCCAATGGATGCACCAGCCGCCGCCCCCATCCCCGCGCCCATTCCCATCGTCTGGTTCTTCATCATCTTCTGCTGCGCTTTCAGTTGCTCGTTGGCCGCCTCGCGCTGCTGTTCAGCTTCCGACGCCTGCTGCATGCCAGACATTGCCTGTTGGCGCGTTTGCGCCGCGATATCGATTAACCCATATCCCGCCATAAATGCCTCATTTAGCCTGCACGTGGCCTTTTTTAACCAATGCGAGGCCTAGCCTCTTGGAGAACTCGTCCATGCCCATAGCGGTGAGAGTTTCCTCTATATCCCCCCTCGCCAAATCTTTATCAAGCCCCGTGATTTCCGTGCCTTTCACCTGTTTATTCGTCGATTTTTTTTTCAACACATCAATCAGTCCGTAGTTATTAGCCATTATGAATCATTCCCAATATCAAGAAGACTGCGCAGAGACGTGGAGCCACCAGTGAGAATGGATAATTGCCGATCAGTTTCCGCATCACGAACGCCATTTTTTGCACCCGCAGTTGCGAGGGCTGATTTCAGCCCCAGGCTGTTGTCTTCGCTATTGGCTTGTTGCGCTGCGCCATAACGGGCCTGCTGATTGGCCGCACCGACGGTCGAAGTGTTCAGTGCCTGTTGCTGGGTTGAACCCACTCGCGCCAACTCGTTATTCATCATCTCCCCACTGGTAGAGTAATCCATTAACTCTTGTAGTTTGGGATAATAGCGGTCTACCCAGTCGGCATACTGCTGCCGGGTGATGTTGGCAAAAGTGTCCGAAGCCACGCCCATGATTCACCTCAATATTTCAAGTTGGAATAGTTGTTGCTATTCCATGAATTGTTTCCACTAAGCCCGCCATATACGCCGCTGGAACCGCTGCTGGGTGTCGAAGTTTGCAGGTCGGATAATCCGTAACTGGTCAGCGCACCGCCCACCGCTCCAACCAATTGCTGATTAGCCGCCTGTTTTGACAGTGAGCTCTGTGCGTCAGAAATGGCTTTCTGTTGTGACGCAGAAGCTATCCCCTGATAGCCTTGTAGCGCCTCCGCTTTCTGCCCTGCGCCGATCGCCTGTGCATCTTGCAACCCGGCAATATATTTATTTTGCTGGTCCGTCTGAGACCGGGCCGTCGCGTCAATTGTGCCCGTCACCTGATCCTCAGCTATATCGCTCAACGCCGACTGGAATTTGCCGCTGCTCGGATCAACACCTGCAGACGTCAGATTATCGGCGGTCTGCTGTCTTGCCTGGCTAAACGCCTGCTGGTATCCCAGATTGACGTCACCGGCAATGTCGGTGTAGTTCTGTTCACCATTCAGTGAGTCCACCTTATCCATGAATAGGTTTTCGTAAGGCTTTAACTCGTTCTGATACAAATCCCATTGCTGCCGTGCCACCTCTGCCGCCGCTTTTTGCTGCGTGGTTTCTTGAACTTCACTGCTACCGCCTCCTCCACCGCCCATATCTCACCTCACATCGGTATTTTGAATTTCATTAACGCGCCTTCATCGGCCAGCCGTTCCCAGCCGAGGCGCTGCGCCACCCTGATAAACCCTTTCCGTGCCGTACTGAATTCAACCCAACGACCGCCAATCATGCGTGTTAGCGTCTTTACTTCTTCCAGATAGCGGGAAATACTTCCCGGTTCAGTGCTGGCCGCCAGCCAGATAAAAATATATGGAATGCCGTCACGCGATTTTGGAGCCAGAACGATTCGTCCGTGCTCGGTTCCAAAGCAAAACGCCTGCTTTTTACGGCAGGCGTCTTGGATTTTATTAATTAACTCAGGATCGTTTGTATCTGAAATCACACGGTCAGTTAATGTTTTAATATTCATGTAATTAATATCCAGTCACATCCACAATCATATATTGTGAATCCGAGCTATTTCTTGTTGCATTAGCGCCACCACTTATATAGTTCAACGATTGATACATATCAACATGCCGGGAGATTTTATCAGCTGAAACTTTTATCCCATCATAGTACCACGTTAAATCCAACTCACCCCCATTCACACGTGAAGTGTAACAATAGCTAATTTTATTAGTCACTACCGCAAGTTTTTTATTCATGTCAGTATCGATAACCACATCAGCAGGAAGTCTACCAAATTCATCATGTTGGTATGTTGGGTAATTCTGTATAGAGTGAACTCTCAAATACTTTTTATCACTGTCGAACGTAACATAACCGTCCTTATTTCTAATAATAAGAAGGCCTGTTCCGGTTTTTGTGAGTTCCCCCGCATCAAATATGAAGTAGTTGCCAGAAAAATTGGGATTATCCCCCGATGCATCCACGAAAATTACGATATATGTATATATATTGTTTATTTTTTTTACTGAAAGTAATGATGCATGATGAGTAGAGCAAGATACAGCCAGAACGGGTGGCAGGTCTGATTTTGCAGAATATGTAATTAATGCTATCCATCCAACCTCAACATCCCATTGAGCAGAGAGCGTCCCTTTTTGAGCTAAGTATAAGTTGAAAACCTCAGAGTCAATCAACGTTACTCCATCATCGTTTGTTACTCTAATGAACGCCATAACTAATATATCCCGTACACACAAAAGCAACGTACATCTCTGACCGTACTTACGGTAATATTATTACCGTCAATTACTGCTGCCGGTGGCGTGCTCCACACACCAATATCGAATTGTATTTGTTCCGCAGATGCTGACACCCATAATCGCCCACCATAGACGTTAGGGATCGTAACTGTTTTAGATGAGCTTGGCTCTACAGTAAAATAGCCGAGTGTCTTTGTTATACTATTAGATAAATCGAGAATAACTGTTCCACTCTCATCTCTAATAATAAAATTAGCCATTATAAGCCTATCTCTATTCTATTTATGTTGTTTTCGTCCCTTAGAATAATTTCGTTATTAGTAATATTAAGGCCAACATTATCTGTATTAGACTTAATACTGATCTGCCCTGCTGCCGAAATACTAACCAATTGCCCAAATGTCGCATTCCCCAGTTCATCAACCGTAAATCCGCCACTTTCTATCTTAGCGGTTTTGATATACGGAGAAACAATTTCAATCCCGACTTTGACGCTATCTGCCATAATAGTTTGCGCCGCCAGAATTTTAATCACTGCTTCTTTTGCTACAAGTTCATCGAGCACCACTTTTCCATCAACCACTGCAAATGGAATGGCGTATGTACCATCATCGTTCGGGTTGTTGGGGTCGAATATGAAAACTTGACCAGCGGCGATTGCTACCTGGCTGATGGTGTTTCCGTTGCTGTCCGTTGACGCCACGATCCCGATCCCGGCAGTGATATCCCCTGCTTGCGCCCTGGTGCTCCACATTGCCTTAACACCGTCAAGATCTGCTATCGCCTGCGTGTTAGTCTGTACCGCCGATGCATTCTCTTCTATTTTCCCGCTCATTTCTTCAATCAATGGCGAATTATTTAACTGTTCATTGATTACATCAATAATTGATGTTGGGTCAGCATGGGTTTCAGCATAGGTCCCAGACGAATCGTTATAGGGACCGGGTTTACCCAGAGAATTAACGTGGCGGATCCAGTAATACCCCTTCCATTCCGGATCGACCGGATCGCCATATACTCCCGCCGCTGTCGATGCAATAAGTACGGCGTTCGCCAGATTATCTTCCGGGCTACGATAAATTTCTGTCAGCGATCGCCCCGAATACTGCGGCATATCCCATTCCAGCAGGACGTGGGCAAAACCGCCCGTTGCCTTAAAATTGGTTGGCTTTGTTGGGGTCTGCACCTTGCCGTTTGATGATTCGCCGCTGCCACCGGTGCTCGGCGTCAACTTCAGTTTGCCACCCAGCGTCCGCAGGTTTGCCAGTCCCAGACTTGCCAAGTCGGCATAGGTTACCGCCCTGCTGCTGCCGTCGCCGCGCTGGCCGGTCAACGTCTCGATATTGTCCGCGACCGCATCCACGCCGCGCCCAGATCGCCACTTGCTGCTCATGCTGGCATCTCCTGCATTGATGTGGCCAGCGTGATGCGATCTATCTGGGCACTGCCGTATACCCCAATTTGCCAACGCTTGCCACGCAGCGGCGGGAGTTTTAATAGCGACTCACGAATACTTCCAGGTGGCAGGTGAAGAACTGATTTACCATCAGCATGTAGAATGACGCCAATCTGCGACAGCGCCCCGCTCATTATTCGAAGACAAGAAAATGCGGTATTCGATGGAGCAAGATAGATCTTCGACCGCCAACGGCAATTAACCGGCAACGCGCCATCGCCCAGCGTATAAAGTTGCTTTCCTTTGACGATATACAGCGTATCCCCTGACTCATCGTTGTAGGCAGCGTCGAACGTGGTGGTAATGCGCCGGATATCCATGCTGACCGGATCGAAAATAAACCCAGCGACACCTGTATCAATGTCATAAAGTGCCAGATATTCATTTTCTACCCGCCATGCACGGATAGTTGACGGATTAAAATCCCTGCGCCATTGCTTTGCTTCAATGATATTCGCTGTGGCAATTTCAGCGGCACCTGCGGCACTGACGGATACCAATCCATTGGGTGAGGCATACAGCGCAAACCCATCCATCGTGACCATGCTTTGCCGGGACACACAGGACAAAGCTATAATCGGGTGATTGGAAGTGATATTGGATGGTGTGATACCAGAAAAAATGTATGGAATACCTTTTGTTCCGACAACCAGTGTAGTACCGACAGGGGTGATAGCGACGATCTCATCCTGCGTCGTCTGCTTGTTCGAGTCCTTCCATGCGTACGGTAGGTAAGCCTCACTGAACATCACCTGGTTACCCATAAACCCGGCAGCAATACCATTGCTCATCATACACAGGCCAATCATGCCATCGGGAGGCATGAAATAATCGTAGGTTTCCAGCGACGCGCTCAGTTCAGCATTGGTCAGATCGTCAACAAATGAGGCAACGGCAATCTCCAGTTCTGCCACCAGCAGATAATCGGCAGATTCGGTACTGGTTGCCGAGCGATAAATGCGTCGATGGGTGATATTGTTATTCTGCGCTCCGGGCGGTTGTAACGTCAGCGTGACGGTGCTGTTGGGGTAAACAATGGTTATCTCCGCCGATGCGGGGCCGGGAGGACCTTCTTCACCATACGCCGTAACATAGGTTTCGGTGTAATAGCGGGTTTCATCGTCCGTCGCGTCGTCCTCGTCTGCATCCTCCGGCGGCGTGATATCACCGATAACAATTGGATTGGCCGGTGCAGGAATGCCGAGACGGTAGTATGCCGCCGGGTAATTGCCATTGCCTGCCGTCGCAATTTGAGCGCCTGTAACCTTCGGAAATTCACCGTCTGTGTAATACACGCGCCCATAGTCATCGTTGGCGACCGGGCTGCGAATGGCGTCAACAATCTTATTCCAGGCAAACCAGAAATTGTCCCGATAGTGGAAAATGGTTTGCGGCGCGATAGGGAATGCCTTTTCCCGATCTTTATCGTCTTGCATCGGAGTGATAACGCCGTGCCGGAAATGGCAGCCCTGCGCCAATGTTGCATTGGATTCAGGCAATATGTGCCCAACGACACGCGGCATCTCGCCACGCATCGTGGTGATATCAATTGTCGCCATGAGTATCCTGAGACGGTATAAAAAAGGAATAAAAAAAGCCCCGCTGTTTAAGGCGAGACTTGGTATCTTTCTGGAATTTAGCGCGTATTATTGATGGGCGCAATATCAACGGTTAAATGAAATGAACACTATCGATTATCACGGAACGACGATCTGCGTACTCGACGAGAACGACATGCTAATGGAATGTCCTGCAGGTTCTTACGCAGTGATAGAAGACTTTGGGTTTTATGTCGTTGTGCGTGTCGGAGATAAAGAGGCACCAGCAATTCATACAGACCTTGTGCCGACGCTTGAAGATGCACTCGACATTATCGCCGAGCAACATGCGTTTTTTGCGTAATTGATCGGTTATAGCGATCAATTCACTGGCAGTGCATCATCAGTTGCAGACGTTTCCAATTCTGGCATCTGAACACGCACATCGATCCAGCGGCTGGCGGGAATATCGATTGGCTGGCCGTTCTCAACACCATCAATGTTATTTCGTGCAAATTCTGGTGCATCAGGGTGAGTACGATGATATGTACTGATGATTATTGAGCCGTCCGCTTCGATTGATGTGTCGGCCCAGATAAGCGGCTGTTTGTTAATATCGAGAGGTATCTCAATCCCGCCGTCAATTCCTCCCCACGCCGGATCAGAATTAAATCCCAAGCATCCGGAAATACGATATTCACCAATTCCTATTTTCTCTGCTGTTACACCAGCCGCTTCATCATTCGTTTCAATAGAACCGTCACTGAATAATTTAATGATTGGTGATGCTGTTTTCCAAAACCCGTTGGTGTCTGCCACAATCCCCGACCCATTAATTTTGGGGCTGCCGGTAAGATTAGGGCTTGTCAACGACTTGTTTGTCAATGTCTCTGTACGCGTCAATGTTGCCACGCTCGTCGTTGTGTCGAGGGGTATAGCCAGCGTGATCTGACCTGTACTATCACCGCGATCAGACCGGCAATATATGCGCATTTGCGTGGCATTATCAACGTAGACGCCCTTCCAACGCCCGACAGTCCCCGCAGCTATATTTGTCGCTGTAAGTTCAACGCCGGGGTAACTCGCTACTTCTACACGCACGTTCGATGTAAACGTTTTATCGCCAGCAATGGTCTGAGCGACACCCGATGTGACAATCGGAGAACTATTTGCTAATACACTACCCGCCAATAGATTTAAAGTGCCCCCGTTGTTAGCACCTGAGCCGCCTGTACATTGAATCCGCGCATCACGGTCAACAACTGTTGTGCCAGAGTTAAAGTCAATATGTGGCGAACTAGCAACGCCGTCAACACGCCCAATTTTTAGCTTTTGTGAACCGGTAGTGCCTAAAAGCTGGAATGATTCTGCACTAAAAGTCTTGGCACCAGTGATCGTTTGAGAACCATCCAGCATTACTGCTGTGCCTGATGTGGCAACAGCTATACCGTTAAGCGTAAACGACCCCGCTACAACGTTAAGCGTGCCTGTTCCCACGGTAGATGTAGTGCCTCCGCTAGCGATAAGCCGCGCCCCATACACCGCGACACCAGTACTATAAAAATCAACGTACGGAGTGCCTGTCGTTCCATCTGTGCGGCCTATAGCTACACCGCTTTGACCGTCAGTCCGTGCCACCGTGACATTCTGAGTAAACACTTTTTGCCCGGCTATGGTCTGCGCGGTATCAACAGTCACAGCTCCCAAAAGAGTATTCTGCGCGTTCGCTGCGGCAGCCTCTGCGGCGGTTTTAGCAGCCATTGCGGTATTGGCGTCAGCGGTTGCAGATGCGCTGGCATTCTGTGCCGCAGTGACGGCGGCGCCGAGGTTCTGGGCGTACTGTGCGGCGGTGTTTTTTGCCTCAGTTGCCGTGGCTGCCGATGTTTGTGCGCTATTATCAAGGTTCTGCATTGTTGCCAGTTTAGCGGCAACCTCGGTCTGAATATCCCGAAAATAAACAATGATGGACGGCGTTACTGCTTGTTCTAATACCTGTTGTTCCAATAATTCATTGATCGTGGCTGGTTCGGTATTTTCATTGACAGAAACTGAACCATACAGGGTGTTATGTCCACCGCTTTGAATAGAAATGGAGTATTCGCAAATTTCCAACGGGATCGAGTAACTACCATCCTGATTGGTAGTCGCTGATACAGAAAACCCGTTTAATACAGACGGTCCATTCGTTAGCGCACTGAAGGTAATTTCTGCGTTGGCTACGGGCTGGCCTGCCGGGTTAATTAATATACCAGAGATTAAAACACTCACGCCTGCGTACTCCCGTTGTATTGCGCCTGTTTTTTCTGTCCGGCAGCGGTATCAGTTTGGGTTTTAACGCCAAGCAGGTCGACAAAGGTTTGATAATGCTGAGAGGCAAACGCCGCGTTATTTCCGTTCTCACTGTCTTTACTGAAAGCACGAAATATAATCCACTCCAGTACAGGATTTACATACAGATCATCAATCGGAAATTCCCGAACATTAATCGGGCCAAGATCGGAAATACTGGCCGGAGCAGGCAAACGGGCCACGTTAACTTCAAGCTGAACCCCAGCAAGCGCACCAGGGAAGACAAAGAATGTTTGCGGTGTTTGCTCGTCATAACAGTAACGCTCAATTGGCCCGGTCATTGAATGCCAGTCTGGATACTGGTAATCCAGCGCATCACGCGGAAATGGCTGAATTGCGCGCCCACCAATTACCCGCGTTATTTCCAGTAAACGGATAGCCCCATCAGGGATTTGCTGCCGCGTTCCGGGAGCACAATCAAATATTTCAATAGACGATCCGGCATCTGGTCGCATGATAATGACAGCGTTAATGGCGTCATTAAAATAGTCCAGCAGTTCGGATTTGGGCCAGCGCAGCCATAGAGAATCCATCAGCAGGGTGTTGGCCCGGCCAATAATGTCATTGATCGTTGTCATCAGTAGAATTCGTGTCGGCGTACCGGGTTGTGGAACCCGGTTATTGGGGAATTATTAAGGGCATCACGATAGGCACGGCGGTAGCCATCAGTGAATAACGCTCGGAAATAGGCCGCTCGCTGCGGATCACTCCACGGCCTGCCGGGCATCAGGTATAAATCATCCAGCGCGCCTGCGGCAATCACATCAATGTAATCATCGGCCAGTGCGTCGGGGACTTCACTGGCGTTGCGCCGGGGTTCAACAGCAAAGAGGATTTCCACCCGTCCGAATGCACGGTTAAACGAGATATGGTTGGCGGATATCACGGCAAAGTCGATACCAGCCAGCAGTTCGCGTCCTGACGCATCGGCATTGTTCAGGCGCTCGCTGTAATCTTTCACCTGGAGGCGCTTGACGCATTTCACCTGATTATTTTCCGTCAGCGCATGCGTGGCGCCAGCGGCCACATTTTCAAGCGTCAACGTGTCACGACAAAACAGCGATTCACGGCAGAACGTGATAGCAGCCTCAAGCGCAGATTGCCGCATCATCAAATCTAACGGGCCGCTGATATGCTTGCGGATCACAGGCAGAAACACGTCAAGCGCAGCCATTATTCCACCCCGGATTTCGCTTTAATGGCTTCACGGACACGCACGCGGAACGCATCGACTTTTTCTTGCGCGCCTTGCTTTACCTCCAAATCTTCCGACTCAACCAGCGTTGCCAGTTGCACCGATGTCAGCTTCGCCAGATCAATATCATCATTACCAATCTTCACCACAAAGCTGCTCGCCGCCGCCAGCGCCTGCAATCGCGCCAGTTCGTCGGCTTCGGCTCTCGCTTTAGCTTCTTCGCTATCCGCTTTCTGTTCCAGTACGGATTCAACTTCGCTTGCCCGGACAAAGACGGTCGGGAAATCCAGTAACTGATGCGCGATAGCACTTTCAACATCAACGGGCTGAAGACGAGGAAATACCAGCCGGGAGCCGGTTAACGTATCCCGCTTTTTGTCCTTCGGCCCGATGTAAACAACGGAAATTGTTTCTGCCATTTTTCAGGTTCCTTAACAAAGAAAACCCGCCGCAGCGGGTGAGGTTGCTGACAAAGTAGCCTGTAAGCCTGAGATACACGGGCCTACCGTACCGAGGGGCGCTCCGGCGGCTTACGCCGCTACGACCCCTCAGCACGCTTTCCCTAATAAGGAACTTTGTCAATGGTCTGACCCGCCGCAGCGGGTGTATATGGAGATGAGGCTGATTAGTAGCCGACGGCGACATACTTCACGTTAACCACCAACCGCCCGGTTGCCGCACCGCCAGCAATGACAGCGGTAATTTTCTCGCCAGCGGTGACGGTACTGTATGGCGAAACCGGTACACTCCTGGCTACGGCTGCCGCATGACTGGCGGCGGCAACCAGCGTCTGATCGCCGCTTTTAATCGTCACGGTGACGTCGGCCCCCAGCGCTTCGCTGACCACATCAACAGAATAAATACGCATACCGATCGGCATTTCCAGCAATTCAACCACATCGCCGATTGCCGCCGCTGATAACGTAACGCTGCTCTCCGCAATGGACAGATTGCCCTGCGGCCCTTGATACACCGCATCCCGAATGGATGGCGCTTGAATAATTGCCATAGAATTTTCTCCGAATAAAACAGAAAGCAGGCCGAAGCCTGCCGTTAAGGGATGGGATTAGCGACCAGTGGTGATCGCCGAGTCAACAACGATAATGCCGTGGTCATTCAGGCGGCCATCTTTCTGTTTGAACTGGATCTTCTTCAGACCGTTCACCCAGCGAATCGACACTTCCGTACCGTTGCCGTGATCGACCTTCTCTTCGTGATAACCGAAGTGGCCGCCGCCTTCACCGGAACCATAAGCATTCGCCAGCGCCTGGCCGCCCAGCAGCAATGCGCGGTCAATGGTCGTACCGGCTTCTTTCTGGGATACCGTGGCCGCCAAATCATTATTAGACACGTCTACCACGGAGCCCGCATTAAAGCGGATCGGCATTCCGGTGTATTTACGCACCAGGATATTTCGCCACATCGCGCATTCGCCCTTAAACAACGGATGATCAAAGCCTTTAGAGCGTTGAATAGCGCGGGACAGCATCGCCTGCCAGTCCTTGCCAGAGGTAGAGGTGTACCAGTCATTCCACTGGCGCGGCGTCACGTTCAGGACGAAGTAAGGATCCTCGTTCGCCATTTCGTCTTTCGACATTTTGACCGGCTGAAGCGGATGCGCCATTTCATCAATGAACAATGACAGGTTATCCACTACCGACAGCGAGAACAGATCGGCTGCGTCCAGACCTTCAAACGTGGTCGCGTCACCGGCATAGAAGTGGCGGTCGTAGGTGGGCGGCAGTACATCATTAATCATGATTTTGCCGAACTCATGGTGACTGGCCAGCGGCAGGATGGTGTCATCAGCAATGAAGTCACCGCGGGCGCCAGCCAGATGAACAGTACCGCACTGATCTTGGAGGTCATTGAAGTACGTCCCCAGCAGAGTACGTGCGGTTTTGTTCAGGTTATGCTTGAAGCGCTGCTCTGACATTTTGCCGCCAGCATCCACCAGGTGACGGCCCTGATTGATCTTTAACGAGAAATCGGCGAATGCCAGATTTTCACCTCGGCCTGCCAGCTTCTCATCGCCCATCGTCGGACGCTTGGACAGCTTATGGACGATCTGCATATCCACTTCATCGCCTTTGTTCTTTTGCAGATCGGTGATGCGCACTACCGGCGCGGTGTAACTGGTTTGTTTAACGCCTTTTTTATCCGGCGTAACAGCTTTCGGCGCTTCCTGCTGTTCCGTCATGATGTTGACGAAAGAGCGATTGCGATTGGCTGCAGTAAACAGCGCAACCTGCATCAACTTATTCGCCTGGGCAGTGGTAATTGTCGTCATATTGACTCCCTAAAAATGAAAAACCCGCACGCGGCGGGTTATGAGTTAACAGTTTTCAATCAGATGACTTGTTCTAACAACGCCTCAATCTGTGCGTCTGTCATACCCGCAAACATGGCCTGTAACTGTTCAGGATCGGCATTCGCCGCCTGTTCGAGTGGTGACGCGGCGCTGCTGCTGGTTGTTGAACCGACATCTGACGGCGAGGCGGGTAATTGCGCAGCCGCTGTTGCCAGTGCGGCGGCGGCTTTTTTCTGAATCTCTTCGGCTGTCGGCTGTTTGGCATCCTGCGGAGGTGCACTCTCCACAGCTTCACCGTATGCAGCGCGAGTACGTTTAGCGACTTCGCCAAATCGTTCAGCGAGTGGTTTGCCTTTCCATACGGGGTCATTTTTGAGTGTTTCATCAATGTGAACGGCTAGCGTAAAGCGATCCGGATCGCCGGTCTGCCAGGCTTTCAAATCCGGCGTTGCGTCGAGAGCGGACATAACAGGGTCAGCACCGGAGGACTGCTGCGCCGCTGGCGCTGCCGGTTGCTGTTCCTGCAGGTACTCCACTTTCTGCACCAGCGCATCCAACACGCCAGCAAGTTCAGGAAATGAATCACGCACACCATCTATCTGCTCCGGCGTAATCTGGGTTTTTTCGGGTAACTGTGCAGGCTGTAATCCGGCTGCGTTGATTTGGCGCGTGAGCACGTCAAGCTGACGCTTCGTTTCCGCCAGTTCAGCGGCGGTGCGCTGACTGGATTGTGCCAGACGTTGCTTATCGGCGCGTTCCGCTTCCAGCACGCCATACGGAATGACATGTTTACCATCGCGGCTCAGAATGCCTTTAGGCAAACTATCCCCTTCCGGCCCGGCTGTTTCAGCCCCGGTCTGTTGAGTACCAACCTGTTGTTCAGCAGTTACGTCCGGCGTCGACGTATTGGTATCGCCCTTGTTTTCCTGCTGCGTTAATGGGTTGGTTTTCGCTGCCAGATCGCCAGCGTTTACAGTCGTATCTGCGGCGGACGTATCAGAAACCTCCACGTCACCGATGCTATCCAGCAATGCTTCCAGTTCTTCCGGGGTTTCGTTACCTGTTAAATTCTCAATATCGATGCTCACGTTATGACTCCTGCACGTCTATTTGTCGGATAGATCCGAAAGGGTTGAGGCGTATCGCTGCCCATGCGAATAAGCGCGCTGTTGCCAAAGCGCTTATCGGCACAAACAAAAACGCCCTCCGAAGAGGGCGAGGACGGACCAACAACAAGGGATAATCAGGCATAAAAAAACCGGAGCAGCTTTTAAGGCATACTCCGGTATCTTTCTGGAATTTAGCGCGTATTTATTTTTAGTGCAATACCTACACTGCAATCGCGTCTACCTGAGCCTGAATGCTCTGCATCATCTGTGATTTCAATGCCTCCACCTCCATATTCATGTTCTCCATATCCTGCAAAATTCGTCCGGTTTCCGCCTGCGTCTTTGCATCACCAAAGCGCTGGCTGTTGGTTAACGCCTGTTCGCGTTGCGCCGCTGCCGCTATACGTTGTGCCTCGGCTTCCAGCTTCGCCACCTTCCCTGCAATCTCGCGCATTGCCAGTTCTTGCTGTTGCATCTGCAATTGTTGCTGTTGCTGGGCGGCCTGTTGCTCTTCCGGCGTCATTTCATCTGGCGCTTTCGGCGTGCCCAATGCGCTGCGGATCCGTTCGATAAACTCGGCTTTCTTCGGTACATCCAGCAGTTCTACCCACATATCCAACACGGTAGCCTGTACCTGCGGCGGCAGGCCGGTGATAACCTGAGACATACGTTCAGCCAATTGTGATTTATAAGCTGGCGTTTGCTGAATCGGCGCCAGCGCAATATGCGCCCGTAGCCGGGAAACATCGTTATTCATGCCGCCATCGGATTCTTCATTGATGGTGACGGACTTGCGGCGGCGCGGATCGTCGCGATTAATTACCACGGCATAATTGCGGCGGCGTTTGAGGTCGTCCAGCAGATAGGAAAGCAGCAGTTGCCCAACCTGCTGGCAGGCAAACTGATAGTTATCGTTGATTTCCGCCAGCGTGGTCGCGCCCTGCTCAACCAGATTGCTGATTGCTACGCCGGAAGATGCATTTGACTCCTGCCCCAGAAAAGCGGAGTACACGCCCATGCCGTCCTGGATCAACTTCATGCTTTCCTGCATGACCTGAAACTGTTGCTGGGCCACCTGAAAATCCTGCTCAATTTTCAGCGCATCAGAGGCAGTAGTTTTGTTGGCTCGTTTGGGATTGAGATTGATCACCCCGTCCGGGCGCTCCGCTTCCTCGACCAACTGCTTGTCTGTCATATTGGTCGCGTCTTCATCTTTGATAATCCGCTTGGCCTGCAACAACCAGGTTAATTTAATCCGGCGGAAATTCACTTCATCCTGAGCGGGGATAGCACGGCAGGCGAGCCCATAGGGTGCGCCCGTTTTATCTTTGCGATACCCCCAGAACGGCACCAGCGGGAACATGCCCTGTGGCGCTTCACACGGACGGTCGGCAATAAAATGCGGCCCGACATACCACGCTTCACGAATACGGCTTACTCGCGCCATCGACACGGATACTCTGCCCGTCGCCAGCGCCACTGCGTGCATCACATTATTTTTATCGAACTGGATAATCCGTCCATTCGATAGCTCCATTACCGGCAAACGTTGATAGGTGCGGTAATAAACCACCTGCAACAGAACTCTCTTGCGATTCGATGATATCCATTCGCTATCCTGACGGCTCCATGAGTGATACTCCTCATAGCCGCTGATCAGGTTGGATTCCTGCCCTTCAGCCAGATCGGACTCAACAAACCCTTTCCACTCATGCACCGAGTAATCAATCACATCCGCTTTATGCGGGAACGTACCTTTTACCTCATCAACATCCATCCAGCGCTTGCGCATCAGCCAACGGCAATCGCTTAGATCCGCCTCACGGCTGAACCAGTCCCAGAACACTTCGTTACGATGAACCGTGCTGACCTTATAACGGTTGCCGAACGGATCGCTGTTCCGGCGCACCTCAACCCATGACAGTCCGGCTTTAATCTGATCGGCGTAGGCATCACTGCGAGCCTTGTTCAGCCCTGACAATCGGCAGGCATCAGAGAACTCGGCATTCACCGCCTCGGCCAGTTGTTCCATTTCTTCATTAGGATCGTCAGCAATGACCATCAAATCGGTACGGGTCTTGGCCTCCATCCCCAGCACGCCGTCAATGGTCGGCGCAATCAGGTTATGCATGGTCAGCGGCTGCCCACGCTCACGCAGCTTCGCCACCAACTCCGGCGCCAGTTGATCACCATCGTAATAAGCACAGGCGGTATTGGCTGTGGTGCGCCAGTCTGGTTGAGCGTCAATATCCGATGAAATATCCAGTAGTTGACGCTGTGTGAAGCGATCGCGATTATCCTGCTGCTGTGGCCGGGCCTCAGCTTCAATAATGGCTGTATTCATCAATGTGACATCCAGTGAGAGGGTTTAGATCGGTCGATAGGTTTGGGTTTCGGACGCGCCGGCATACGGGCGCGCATTTCCTGTGCGATGGCGTAGCTCATGACCTGATCGTCAAAACAGCCGGTTTGCGCATTCATCCGGCCTTTCGGGTCATAAACATAGGTGTTCAGTTCATTGATGGTGCCGATCCAGCGAATGCCAGACACGTTTTCACGTAACAGGGTTTTCAATCCCTCAACCACAATCGGCTTACTCTGCTTCGTGGTGAGCCAGCCGAGTTTAGGCGTCTCATCATCGTTATCGCGATCAAGGTATTGCTCGGCGTAAATAGCGCGCACCGGATAAATATCACGCAGCTTCTGCAATACTGCATGACCATGATTGTTACGTTCCGGGCCAATGAAGGCGGTGTTATACCAGGTGCCGATATGCGCCAGCAGTTGAGCGAACAACTCCGCATCCAGATGACCGAACCAGTGCGCCATCTGTTCGCCGTTAGATTTTTTCACCACGTCAAATGATGATCGGTCGCCGTTTTCCAGCCCCTCTGCAATGTCCGCGCCAATGGCGTAATCTTCATCAGGATCCGGCAGTTCCCAAACCAGCAGATGATTTTGTAACGTGCGCTGAAGCTCTTCTTTGTCGCCCCCGCGCAACGCCTGAACTTTTAAGCGCTGGCCTGTAACCGGTTCCACATCATAAACAATCGCCGGAGGCTTACACTTCCCTTCGGCTTTCATTACGTTAATCGCCGGGAACACGCGGCGGCCAGAGGTCAGAAAGGCTTCCTGCGGCGTGGAAGGAAATTCCTGTTTCATTTCCTCGCCCTGCTCAACCTCTTTGCGGATATACCATTGCTTTTGCTCATCACTCAGCGTGACGTGCATGGTTTCTTCTACCGCCGCGAAGTACTCCTGATGGTATTTGCTCAGGCGCAGGCCACCTGCCGGAACAGGCGCAACATATTTCGGATCGTCAAACCACGGATAGAAATGAAACTTATAATCCTGCATCGTCAACTCAATGCCGGACTGCGCCAATTCTAAAGCGCGGGTGCTCATGGTATGAAAATCGCCGCCAACGCCTTCCGCTGTGGACTCATCGAACACAATACAACCATCATGTACCGCGTTCAGCGTACCGGTACGCACCTCTTTGGCCTTCGCAGGATACTTGGCGCAGATTTTACCGTGCTCGGAAATATGCAGCCGTTGAACCGTGCCGGAGCGGAAGGACGTCGCCACCTGAATACTGGAACCATGCGAAAACAGGATGTAACCGCCGTTGGCACCGCTGCGCCGCTCATTGATCTTGAATGTCGAACGCAACCAACCCGGCAGATTGTCAAAAGGTATCGATATCTTGGTACGGAAAATTTCACCGGCGGCAACTTTGTCCTGCGCGATGATCCCGCATTTCAAGTTCTTGTTGAACAGCGCCTGGTCAAGCAGATAGATATCAATCGCGGTGGAAAATCCCAACTGGCGCGCCTTGAGAATGATGTTTCGGTAATGCATGTTCTGGAACAGCCGACGCTGCGCCGGACGCATCCTAAACGTGACCAGTTGGCCTTTCTCGTTCTCAATCTTATACAGATTGTTGAGCCGCCACCACGGATTGCTCAGTTTGGACAAAACAAAAAGGCGCTGCTGCGCCTCGGTCATACTGTCCAGTTCGTCTTCAACCAAACCGGCATCGTAATGCGGTGTTGTCATTGCGCCAGCATTCCATCATCCGGCATTGAGTGAATATCACGCACAACATCCGTAAGCGGCGTGGTTACATCTTTGCTTTCCGCCGTCAGTTTTTCCGTTTCCGCTTTCAACTTGGCGGTGGCCGCCTTGATGCGGTAGGTGTCGGCAGTCAGCCGGGGAACATTCACCGCATCAAGCTGCAATTTACTCAGGCTGTTTTCCAGCGATTCGATACGGGCAATGTTGCGATCAAGCCCCTGCTCGGCTTTGAGCATTTTGTCATACAGATCGATACGGGTTTCAACGTCCGGCGCGTTCTGTAAATCCTCCATTATTTTGTTCAACGTCTTGGTGACAGACAGTGCGCGGGCGCGGGTGAAAATTAGTTCGTCGCGCAGATCGGATTCTTTGGCGGCGTCGAAAAGTTCGTCGGCGTGGAGGTATTGGGCGTAGGCGCCGTGCTTTGTAGCGTATTGATGACCTTTCACAAACGGGCTGACAACATTGGGATTGCCGGGGTTGCCTTCCGTGAAGCGCCCTTTTTCATCCCGCCCGTTTAATCCCGCTTCTGGCCTTGAGGCGTCGGCACCGTCGTCGAACGCGTCCGTCGATTCATCTTCATCGTCCCGTTGTACATTCCCGCCTTTTGCGCATTTCTGCGCACTTTTACCTTTCTGCGCACTGTGCGCAGTTTTGCGCACTTTCTTCTGCGCAGAACGGGGCTTGATGTACCGACGTGCCGACTGATAGTTAAGACCATGTTCCTCACACCACTGTTGGGCGGTGATACCAGTCTCCGCATTATCAGCCAGAAAAGCTGCCAGCAATGCATCCCAATCGTGTTTTGCCATAACGTCCTACTGAATAAACATTATCGAACCACCTCTGGGAAGTGGCTCTGTAATGCCTTACTCCGAGCATTCCGGTTGAGGTTCGAACGCCAAGTCGATATTCCCTTTGCGGCTGCCAAAATTTCTAATGTGCTGGCCACCAACCGACCGCGCTCATCTCTGCGAGCAGCAGACATTAGGGCGCTGGATATTAGTTCGCGTTGTCTCATGCAAATCCTCAGTTAATGATTTGCACATACTGTATATAAACACAGCAACAGGAGCATCTCTACTTTAGTCCAGCTATTGCAATGCTCGGTTTGATTCCTCAGCCCCTCTTATGCCAGCCAATTGTGTGTTTGCTTGTTCAATGGCAGTCAGTAACGGGTCAATCCAATAAACCGCCTGCCCATACGTCAATCGGCAGTCGGAGGCAACGGCACCAGAACCGGCTGTGTCAGTTCCGCCGGCAGTGGCGTGCATTGCGCTGGCACGTAAACGGTGCGCGTAGTCGAGCAACCGACCAGCGACATCATCAGGCACGCACTGGCGGCCAGCCGGGTCTTTCTTGATGATCGTCCGGTAGATAATTTGTTTTTCATCGGATTGACCTTTGATGTTGATTGCGTACTGATTGGCTTGCCTTGCGATTTCGTTATAGCGCTGAAACTGGAACGCCTGTCCTGCGATGATCGACTGCTGACTGGCGCTGACATCATCGGCTTGGGCTTTATCGCGCTCCGCAATATCCGCATCCCAGCGCAATCCCTGCACATACCACCCGGCGCCGAACGCAGCCGCCAGCGCGCCGCCGATCAGCAGCAGCTTAGTTTTCGTGGATAGCATGGTTTACCTGTTAAAAAGTGAAGGGATTGATGATGGCGAGTGATTCAGATTTTGCGTAGCGTTATCAAATCACGGTTAATTTGAACATTTAATAACCAAACCGGAACGATATTCAAAAGTTTAAGCAAAGTGCCTTTTCTTTCTCGCGCCGAGTAACCAGTCCCGCCAGGATTTCTTTTCCTGCATAAATCCATCGCGGCAATTGATTGCAGGCCGCCGTGTACGCCTGGTTAATCAAGTGGCGATACATCGTAGACCTAAGAAATTTCGTGCATCCGACATTAAAAATAAAACTCCCAATCCCATCGAATACACCTTGCGGCAATTGCTTTCCCAGCTTTCGCTCTACATTGGCCTCAATACAGTTCTGTGCATCCAGTTGATCTTCAGCAAACCACTGCGCGATTTGCTGATCGCTGGCCTGAGCAACCATACCCGAACCTTTCCCTGTGTGGCCGATGCCTTGCGTAACGATTTTTGCCGGACACAAATACGGATCCCGACGGCAACCTTCGGCATTGCCCATCACTTCCATTGCAGCCTGGCTGAAGCGTAAGCTGTTTCCGGTCGCAGATTTATACTGTTCAGCGTTGTTCAGTACAATGCCAATAATCACGCTAACGGAACAGACAATGGCAGCCGCGATTTTACGTTCAGCCATTCTTATTCCCCAGCCTTCAGATTAAATTCCTTGCGTTTGTAGTACCAATTCAACGCAAACGTACCGATGGTGCATACCATGCCGACGATGATTGCCCAATCACTCAGCGTTAATACTGAAATAGCGTCAAATAACTGCCACGATGGTTGATTAGTTACCGATGAATATGCCTTTTCTGATACGCCTGCGCCCGTTAAAGCGGTCCCGGTTCCATATGACAACTTGCTATATATCGAGCTCATTCGCCTCATAGCCTCACCCCCGATTGTTCGGATGGCGCTGTGGTAGGAAATAAAAAAACCTGCTGGGCGAACCATGCAGGCTTGAGGACTGACCAATAAAAAACCGGAGCAGCTTTTAAGGCATACTCCGGTATCTTTGGGGAATTTAGCGCGTATAGAGATTCAGGTCAATTGGGTTTATATCACGTCTTCTATTTCATTATGAATTTGATTGCTCAGAACATTAGCCGCTTGGGATTCTTCGATATACAACCATCGCATACACCGCTTCACCAGATCCAGATACTCCGACCATTCGCCCGCCGGTATCACAGCCCCTGTGATAGCCATAGATTTTCGCAGATGCTCAAACGTTGCCGTAATCCGGCCATGTCCGCCACATTCATTACACAACACAACGGCTGGCCGTAACGTTTTCCCAGTGCCGTTACAGCGTGGACAAACATTGCTCTGCGCAGCCTGATGCTCAGACCATGTGCGTAATACCGCACGCTCGACTTCAACTCTTGCTAATAATTGATCTATCTGCTGGCCGATACGTTGATACTCATCATCGCTGACACGATCCCGACCGCGCAGCTTTTCCAGTTGCTTGATTTCAGCCTGAAGCGCATCGGTATTCTTACGTGTTTGTGATGATCGGATGCCATATCTGCGCAGTAACTTAGCAATGTGGTCGATTTGCGCAGGTAAATTCCGCTCCAGCACCATGCTTAACGCAAGTTGGCAGGCGGTGATCGCCAATTCTGGATGAGGCCGGGCATTTACCCAATTTGTAATAGCAGCCCGAATACGCTGTTCTGCATGGCTATCGTGCCGATACTTTGCCATCAGTAGATCGAAACCAACAGAATGATGGTGTTGTGCTGCGGCGAACGCCCCCAATATCTGCTCTTTGGTGAGGATTGCACGTCCGCGCCCCACATTCAGTGATTCAATGCTCATGCAGCGCGGATCGTGCATTTTGACAAGTTGTTCTATGGCTATGGTCATTTGGTCAGTCCCGGCGATGGTCATGGGACTGATTCTATGTAGTTGCCCCCTATATTGCAAAAACCGCAACGATCATTCTAACCATATCATTTATTGCAAAAATGCCCCATCACACCCGCACCAACCTCTCTCGACTCACTTTACCTTCAACAAATCCCGTCGGCTGGTAACCGAGGTCGGTAGCAATGCCGTTGGCGATGGACCGAAACGTATTCCCACGCCCTTTCAATTCAACACAACCGCCGAAAACGGTATCGTAGACACGCACCTGCACCAGGTAACGATATTCATCGGTCGCTGGAAGGTCCGACAAATTAACTGAGGGACTGTGATTAGCATGTTGGTCGCTGGATCTCTGGCTGATTTTTTCAACCTCACGATCCAGAACATCCAACACCCATTTGCGGAATTCTTTGGCTACCGGTGTGCGGGCGAACATGGCGATCAGGTGGGCACCACGTAGGGAGAAGATGCGTGCTGTTTTTTGGAGGTTTCCCGAGACCGTCAATTTGACCGTCTCGGACATCTGTGGTGAAAACTCGTCGCTATTGCGTGCATAGACGCGGCTAATGGCGTTGTCGTTTTTGTATCCCAACGCATGGGCGATGTCGGCAGCAGAAAGCCAAGTTTGGTTATTGCGAATGATGACGTCGAATTGATGATCGTGGAATGTGAGTTGATCAGCCATGATAACCTCCTGATATGTTTTCAGTTTGCGGCCATCAGTTAGTAGCTGGTGGCCGGGTGTCAACTAGAGCCATATCAGAAGCTCCGGGCATATTTCCCTTGCGGGTATTGTATTACGCCTCTCCACCCGGCCTTTGGGTGCGATTATGCCGAATTGCAGGCATAAAAAAGCCGCAAAGCTATCGGGTGCGGGTGACCGCTGATATGTTCTAGTGCAGTCACTATGCGATAGCTGGTGCGGCGTTGTCAAGGTTGTGGGTACTACTTCTTGTTCTTGCACGGAAAAGCCTGAGACAACGCCAGCACCGACAGATCCAAGGCTGATTTGCTCCGGCTTTCTGGGTGACTCATCACATACTTTCCAACGACATCACTCACTTGACTAACAGTAAAATTCCCGGTTGACGGGATACAAAAAAGATACCCATTACCAAACTCGAACACACCAGCCACGTACCCTATAAGTTGGCGCCTATTAAGATAGTCACTGTCAGTTGCCGTTCCTAATACGACTCTATTGTGGGATTCTGCCCACTGATTTAATTCGTTTCCGTCATAGAACCCAGCACCAGCCGAAAAAGACATTCCCAGCAGCCCCACCAGCAATAACCTTTTCATACCATCCCCAGAGAAGAGAAATAATCCTCAAGATACACCGGGTTACGGCATGAAATCCACATCAAGACAGGTATTCCTCTATCTCCGCCCGCGCCGCATCAAATCCATAACAGATCTCGGCTCGGTAGCCAGCAGAACGCATCAATTCTTGCCACTCCAATTGTCCGGGCGTGGGCTTGCCGCCAGCGGCTTTCATTTCAATCCATAGTCCGGCATACCCGCCGCACGGCAGCGCCAGCAACAAATCGCTGACGCCAGCACGCATGCCCAACCGTTTAGCGTCAGCCGCCGCCTTCGGCCCGCGCTTTCCTTCATTGGGGATATGAATCAGGTAGCGCCCCGGACGGATGCCGTTGACTGTGGCCATAGCCGCCCATTTAATCAGCGCCGCCTGCTCTTCCAGTTCCGGCTGATGGTAAACCTTTCGTGTCCTGCCGCCGCGCATTTCCAGTTTTGCCCGCGTTCCTATGGCATCCAGCGCGTCGATTGAATTACGCAAACTTGCCTCCTTTCGCCGCCAGCATCTCTTCTTCGAACCAGATACGCCAGGTAGCATGCAGCGCGGCCAGATAAGTTTCCTCCTTTTCGCCGGGGCGCCAGTCATACGGCACACGTCCGTCGATCACGTCGTGGCACGCGGAGCACCCAAACACGGCAAAGAAATCATCTGACTTATACGCCATTCCGTGCGTTGTACTGGGCAGATGGCACAATACGGTGGTTTCCCGGTGGCAATTACAGACGCCAGGGATCTGGAGGGTACAAACGCGACTGCGCGCTGAGTCGCACAGGATCTTCGCACGATAGGCCGGTGATTTAAGCATCGTTCTTCCCTTTAATAGCTTCAATATCACCCACCCGCTTCAACACAAATTGCAGCTCCTGATTAGCAGAGTGAATCTGCCCATTAATCTCAGCGAGCCGATTCTGAGCATTTCGCACTCGCCCTTTGCAATTAGCCTCTTCGCGCTTCAACTTCTCCAGCCCCTCTCGGTGCGATTTAATTTCCATTCGCAGCGAACGCAATTCCCATTCAACTTTTGTTTCCTGCTTCGCCAGCGCCAGCAGATGATCGAACGGCTCCAGCACTGCGCCGCACAGACGACATTTCACCGAACGTTCATGTTCAGAGACGATAACCCGCTCATGCCGGCACGTTCTCCCCTCCGGCTTCGGCGCCTCAACAAAATTCCGCATTTCTTTGATGTCGGCGTTGTCATCAAAGCGTTTGGTAAACTGCAAAACGTTGTCGCTGTCGTCTGGAAAATCCACATTATCGGTCATTGGTCAGCCCTCAAAAATTCATCAACTGGTTAACGGCGTTTTCCATTTCTGCTTCATCAGAGAAATACTGGCTTAACGTCTCATTCCAGATAACGCCGAAAACGCCACGGTAAACCTTGCCGAACTTTTCTTGCCCCATGTTGGCAAACGCGATACTCCAACGCTGTTTCAACGTGCCGCCGTCTGGGTTCGGAGCCAGATCGTAAAATCCGGCTTTGATCATGACGTGGTTTAGATAAGCGTCTTCGGTTTTCACTGCTTCAGCATCAAAGCGTAGCTGGCGCTGTGCAGTAACTTCCCCCAATACCTCATTGGCAATCTCTTTGGTCACATTGTTATACAAAGAGTCATCACCGGCGGCCTGCGCCAATCTTTGGGCTACCTTATGGGCAATCCACTCTTCCGATCTGCTGACAAACGACCATGCAGGCTCCCAATAGGCAAAACCTAGCTCGAGCAATTTCCAGAATTTGCGGTGATGTTTAATGTTGCGCCGGTCGCCGAGAGGCGTTAGTGAGATGGGAGTGCCAATTGGCACCCCTTTCATTACTTCGCGGTCATGATCGGTACAATATTTAATGCCGCCGCCAGGCAGCAGCACGCCCAGCGCTTCGGTTTTGTGCTTTTTCGGGGATTTGCTGCGAGTTGCGGTGGTCATGATTCCTCCCCAGTCCTGCACTTTTCGAACCAGAAAACGACAGGGGCGCCAGTCGGCTTAACAAGACCAAATATCTCAGCGGTTCGATAGCTACGCGATGCCCTGCGAGTCACATCAACCTGTGTTGCTATCCGTTCCCTGAATAACTCCACCGAGCAACTTGCTTTGTACAGATTGCATGGAATGCAGGCGGGATAAAGATTTTCCAACGTGTTATTTTCCGGTCTTTCCATCGCGTAATTTTTGCTGATATTTCGCAATACTGGTTCGACGTGATCGACATGAAAACGACCAGTTAAAGATTCCCCGCAGTAAGCACAGTGTCCACCAAACTTCATACGCACGAATTCACGCTGTTTTTTTGTGAGTTTCATGCAGCCACCTCCTGCCGTTCTACACACAGTTCCGGCAAATTAGCCCGTACCAGCGCTTCGGCAAACGGTGGCGGCACAGCATTACCACAACGTGCCACCTGCTTATCTTTCGCGTATTTCACTCCCCGATAATCCTGATCGATAATGTACCAATCGGGGAACCCCTGGGCGGCATACAGTTCATGCGGTTGCAACATGCGCATGCCGATATCCACTATTTGATAATCAATACCCTCGACAGTAACCAGGCCAAAGCGATCGCGACTGGTGACAGTGTGCAGCGGATCATCGATGTTTAGCCCTTCCTTCTCGTTGCCGTAATACTTAAGCAAAAAAGCGCGTACTTCCCCAATGTGCAGACCTCCGGCGGTAATAGTCGGCATTGGCTCAGTTACGGGTTGTCCGTCTTTGCATGTGCCACGAAACTTAACCAAATGAGACGACACCAGAGCATGATGATTACCTGTTGTAACCGTAAGAGTAGGTGCGTCGACTGCGCCACCCGGATGCCCGGTATTATTCACCAATAGATGGGCCGCGACGACAGCATGATGATCGGTCGTCGTAACAGTATGTGTTGGCTTATCTAGAGGTACGCCGGGGCCGATATAGTTCCCGCCAAAGTGTTTCGCTAAAAACGCAGAAACCAGTTGGCTTTTTCCGCCAGCGCCCGCAGTGATCGTCCCGTTTGGCTCGTCGACACCGTGGGCTACACTGTTTCCGAACTGGCGGGCAATAACCGGGGCCACCAATAAATGTTCATTTTTACTGGTGATAGTCGTCAGCGGATCCTGCGCGTCGTATGCCATGCGGTCGCCGCCAAAACCTGTCTGACCGATTCGCGCAATAACTGGCGCGATAAGACAGGAATGATTGGTATTGCAGAGCGTATGCATCGGCTGTTCGACCGAACGCGGTTTGGCTGAATACTTTGGCCCACCAGCGCCAGCAATGAACGGTGCCAGTTTCGCTTCAACCATACCCAGAGCGTGGCCGTTCCCACCAGGACGATTGGACGAACCAGCAGTAACTGTTGGCATGGGGTTCGCCACTTCTTGCCCGGTCGCACCAGTACGGAATTTCGTTAAATGAGGTGTAACAACAGCAAAGCCATGCGTACGGGTAATCGTCTGCAATGGTTCATCCAGCGGCTGGCCGCGAAAGCAATCGTATTTCGTCTGATTGCTGGTGTGGTTGCACTTCACAATAAACGGCGTCGGGTTATCGAGCACGAATCGCTGAATACCGCGGGCGATACGCTTCAATGTATTTTCCGCCAGCGGGCGTTTGCGCTCGAAAATCGACGGGCAAGGAATTGACCAATCGATACACTCCGCCGCAGTTCGCCACGGTTTCAACTTACCCGCCTGCACTGCTGGGGATTTTGGATCGCCATGCGTTGCCTCCGGCCATGTAACCGGATTACCGTCGCAACGCATCACCATAAAAAAGCGTTTGCGAATCGTCGGTGCGCCGTAGTCGCAGGATCGCAGTTCGCGATAATCGACGTAATACCCCAACCCGCGCACCAACTCCTGAGCCTGTTCGCTGCTGGGTGCGATCTCCAGAAACTCGCACACCTCGGCCAGCGCCGGGTGATCCGCCTGAATGCCACTCGACAGTATACCGACGAATGCCGCGAACGTTTCCCCGGCGCGCGCCGGATCCGGACGTTGTGTGCCATCGGCATCGGTCAGTAGCGGCCCCCAGGTCTTAAACTCTTCAACGTTCTCAAGCATCATCACTCGCGGGCGGGTAGCCAGCGCCCAACGCAGAACGATCCACGCCAGCCCGCGAATTTCTTTTTTAACGGGCTTCGAGCCTTTGGCCTTTGAGAAATGTCGGCAGTCAGGCGAAAACCACGCCAACCCCACCGGTTTCCCTGCGCTGGCAGCGATCGGATCGATATCGAAAACACTCTCGCAGTAATGCAATGTGTCCGGGTGGTTCGTGCTATGCATGGCGATCGCGTTCGGATCATGGTTAATCGCAATATCCACGCTACGCCCGATCGCCATCTCAATGCCCGTTGAAGCCCCGCCGCCGCCGGCAAAATTATCGACGATGATTTCCCTCATGATGCCGCTCCTTCTTCTGCGGTTACGAACGAGCCCATTTTCTCAGTCAGGGAAGTGGCGATAGTGATAATCTCTGAATCCAGTACCCTATCCAGGCGCAATCGGTTGATGTGGTTGCGGAGTTTGTTTTGCAGTCTTGCGGACAACATTTCCGTTGCCGGGATCTGCTCGAACAAAAAATTGACTTCAGACGGCCAGACGGTGTTGCCGGTGTCCGGCACTGGAATAATTTCTGGAATATTTTGGGGTTGGTTTCGTTGCACCAGCCGGGCAGCCTCACGGCGAATCTGCGCCAGAAATGCCTCTCCCTGCGCCAGCAACCGATCGCGCTCAACATACGCCATTGCCGAGCCGCGCCATGTCTTGTCGAACACGGCAATCGCTGCGGCGAATCCGGCAGAACTGGCAATCTGTTTTGCGTCTTTCGGGATAAACCATGCTGGTAGTTCGAACCCGATGCGCCCACGAATGAACGCGATATGATCCGCCTGCTCCGGCCACCACACTTCGGACGTAGCCGCTTTGATGAGAAACACGTACCGCCCGCCGCGCTCCCGCTGCTGGGCTGCGTAGTCCATGATGTGCCGCATGCCGGTGATATACTGACCATCGTGCTGACTGGCACGGCTGTACGGAGGATTAGCGAATGCCGCACCGTTCAAATTAGCCAGACGCGCGGACCAGTCCTGAGCCAGCGCATTATCACGCGCCGTGTAATAGGACTGGCATTTTGCATTGTCCGGTTCCGAGAACAGATCCAGCACAAGCGGACCAAAAGCAGCGTTAATACCCCAGAACAATGCATCGGGCGTCTGCCACTGATCGCCAACGTGCTTCAGTTCGTGATCCGGCTGACGTTTGTAGCTGTCCAACGCCAGAACGTATTCAGACTGTGAAAAGTCGGTCATTCCACACCCTCCCCGGCCAACACTTTACGAATGCCGTCCTGCTCGGGCGCGGAGATTACGCCTTCACTCTCCAGTGCTTCGATAAGTCTGGCCGCTCGGTTGTAACCGATACGGAAATGGCGTTGTAGCTGGGAAATTGAGGCTTCTGTTTTGCCTGCGAGAAATTTAACAACATCAGCATAGAGCGGGTCTTTATCCAGATCGTCGCTATCGGCGGTAATAACCGTCATCGCATCACTACGTTTAGACTCCCCGCCCAGCGCCACCACCAGTTCACGGAGCAGCGCGGCCAGTTCCCCGGTCAGCAGCACAAAATCAGCATCGAAACGTGCGACTTCATCTTCGCGATCGATATCGTCATTCTGCTCCCGCAGCACATCGGAAAATTTCAGCTTTTTCAGGCTACCGTCATCGCCCAAAACGAACGAGATCCGCTCCCGCCACTCCAGCTCCAACTTGGTGACCAGCTTTCCGGCACGGATGTGATTGGTAATTTCGTCAGCGGTCAGATCTTGGTGTTTGCTGCGCAGTACGCCGCCCTCTTCCAGAACCCCTTTCAATTCAGCCTCATCCTGTAACGCAAACCCAACTGGTGCGGCGCCGTTTCGTACCCACTCGGTCAGCGTCAGCTCGATCGGCGTATCCAGTGTCAACGGCACCACCGGCAACGAGCCGAGGCTTTTACGCAGCAGCGCCAGCGCGTCTTCGGCTTTTTTGCCGCTGGCGGCATCCACAACGATTAACCCGGCCCCTGAGTTAATCCAGACGTTGGTGGTATGGTACTTACTGAACGCCCGCGGCAGCAGCGTCTGAATAACTTCGTCTTTCAGCGCGTCTTTTTCCGTCTTTTTCATACGACGACGCTGTTCGGCTTCCAGCTTTTCCACTTTGGCCGCCATCTCGCGCGCAATCACCGGCGTTGGCAAAATTTTCTCTTCACGCTGCAACGTGAGAAGAATCTGCCTGTTAGCCTGGTATGCCAGCACATCAAGCAGCGGATCTATCGGCGAAACCCAGCCGGTTTTTGCCCGGTCATGGCTGCCGCATGGCGTGAATGCGAACGCCGTCAACTTCTGTTCCAGATCAACCCAGTCCAGCTCTCGCGACAGGCGATAAATCAGTGCATTTTTGAAAGTGATGCTCATTGGTCAGTCCTCATGTGGTCGTTATATTTTTCCGGGCATTACGCTGCCGGAGCGCGTCTAACCAGGCTTTGCCTTTTGCCTCGGTCTCAGGCGTGGACAAGCCCTTTTCTGCCACCGTTGGCGGTGGACGTTTTAAGTTTGGGATCTGCACTTTGGGTGCCGGGATTGGCTGCCCAGATAAAATTTTCTTACCCCATTTGCTCAACTGCCGTTCTGCGAACTTCAGCAATTCGCCGTCGGTGTGGTTGTACTGATACATCGCCTGCCGCATGTCGGTGACGATCCAGTACATAACCGGATGGCTCCACGGAAACTCCTCGGCGGACGAGAATTGCCCGCGATTTTTGCTGTAACGCCGAAACTCCGCCATCACGTCTTCTGCGCTAGGCAATCCGGCGAGTTGGGTCGCCCCCTCCCTGCACCAGACAACAAACTGGCCTGGCGATGGCAGGAACGGAGACTCACTTATCCTGGCCCGTTGCAAGCCCACGTCGATCACCAACTTCGAATTGATGCCGTTTTCCGCGAATGCGCGCGTCCACTGCTGGCGTAACTCATCAAGTTCTGCCTGCGTTTTGATGTGAGCGCTGATCGCTGGGAAAATTACCCGTAACTGGCGAAACAGGTTGTTAAACAGGCTTCGAACATTGTCGTCCGGTTCAAAGCAGATCGCCGGTTGCACAGGGGATGACATGCTGGCCAGCGCGGCGCCGTTGTGGGCATCGATGTGTTTTTTCAATGACCGGAGAGATTTCATATCAGCCCCCCTAACCCATCAGCCCAATCGGTGTTATCCCAATCCAGTGTCTCGCGCTGCGGTTTGCCGCCCCGACTTTGCTGCTGGGCTTTCAGCGTTCCCCACTGCTTGCGCAGTTTCTTTGGGCTTAGGATGTTGCTGCCCCAGAACGGATCAGCGTTGGCCCATCGGAACAATTCGCAGATCTCCCGGTGGTCGCGATTATCCTGTTCGCGCATTAGGCGGATCGTATTGGCCCACTCGGCCCAGTTGGGTGTTTTTGCCGATGCGTCCACCACTAGTATTTTTTTGTACATCCAGCGAACGGCTGTCAGGTCATCAGCGGTCCCCCATGACTTCCCGTTCGGGGTATACACCGATGCATCTGGGTGGCGACTTAGAAAACCATCAGGGGCTGATGCCGTTTCGTCGGTGTTGGTGAATTCGTCAGAATTCGGCAACGAAGAAGATCTTTTATTCTTGTTATTACCTTCTTGTTCATGGTGTGCGGTTATTTGTGCGGTCGTATGTGCGGCTATTTGTGCGGCACCACCACCGGAAGCCGCGCCATTACTGGCTTCGTCATGTGCGGTTATTTGTGCGGTCGTATGTGCGGTTATTTGTGCGGGTGAATTGTCTATTTTTTCGGCATATTCTGCGTAATTCAGGACTGTAATTACCCGCCCTTTCTTCTGCTCGCCTTCAATAGAAATCATCCCTTCCTTTACAAAAAAAGCCAACATACGCTCGACCGCATCGCGGCTGGTTGCCTTACCTTTCCTGTCACACAATGACAGCCCTAAATCCGCAGCCGTTGTCACCAGTTGACCGGACTGTAACTGCCATTCATGCCCTTTAAACTGCGCCGTATATGGCAGCCTGGCTGCGCTCATCAGAATATTTTCCCACAACGTGCGCAGGTAAACGTCTTTTGCCCATGGTTTTTTCATGATGCTCCGATACAGCGGGATGTAACCACTCTTCTGGTTTTTCATCCTGTTGCTCCCGACTTGCTCCCCGGTATAACGGACGGGGAATTGGATAACTTCTGCCGTGTTCATGGTCATTCCCCTTTCAGAGTTTCCGGCCTCAATGCCATCACCACCCTGCCGTTTTCACATAGCCAGACATCCGTGGGGAACATCACGGGATAACCGCCATGCAGTCGCGGATCAGTAATGCGTTCAGATGCCCGGCAGTAACGAAACGGCGTGACAGTTTTACCGACGTGATCGCCAGACATGACCCGACAAGGTTTCCAAGCGCGGATTTTTGATTTACGCATGGTCGTCTTTAACCTCAGTAACATATTGCTTTACGTAAGAAACCGGACGCGCACAGAGATACTCATAACCTGGACGCGTAAAAATCACGCGCTGCGTAGCCGGTTCATATCCAGTGACATGCACGATCACGCCGTTCTTGTCGCGAAATCGGCGATCAAGAGGTTTGATGTATTCCGTCATGTTGGGCCGCCTTTACTGTTTCTAAGAAGCTTTGCTGGCGGGAATAAAACGCGGTCACCGTGCCAGACAAAGCCCCTGTGATTGCCAAACGCCGGGTTTCATCCCCGGCAACACCCAGCTTCTCACCAACAATGCTGGATATCAGATCAACGCTCTGTGTCTGGTTCATCGCGTAGTCCCTCCCGGTGCCGGCGGCAACCAATCGGGGATCGGTAATCCAGCAGCTTTTAGCTCGGCATGGACGTGGGCCAGCATTTCCGGTGATTCGGCGAACATCGCCAGAAACCCCCGGATAGCGGCAGTATTGGTTTCAACTGCGGGATTGGATGACATGGCGCCGGCAACGCTTTTGATGGTTGCGGCTTCGCTTTCAGTCCAGCGGGTTTTGATCTGGTCTTCACGCACAACGTGAAACGGCAATCCAGCCTTACCCACTTTCTTGCGGGAAAGTAATTCTTTGCGAACGCCAGAAGCGATCGCGGCCCCTGCCGTTGGCCCGGCAGGTTGATGTATTGTGGTCATTGGTCAGTCCTTAGTTTTACTGTTCTTTTTGAGCATTACTCACCTGGTCAGGGTGAGGAAACAGGTGAGGTAAATCAGGGCGTAACTGATACCCTTTCACCACACCATTAGTTGCGTTAACAACTGCTTGTACATTTTCTGGCGCCACTTTCGCCTTGTTGTACAGCCACTTTTGTACGGCGGCCTGAGTCAGCCCACAGGCTTTACCCAGTTTCCGTTGTGATCCGACAACTGCAATAGCGGTTTTAATGACTTCGTTCATAAAACCTCCGTGAGTTCGACCACATATTACAACTATAGTTTTTGAAAAGTCAAAACCATATTCGTTTGATGAATGACAACCGAGGTTGTAGATTGAGAGAATGAAAACGACACTCGCAGAAAGACTTAAAAAAGCCAGAACGTCGCAGGGACTTAGCCAAAAAGCCCTTGGCGATATCATTGGCGTATCTCAGGCTGCCATACAAAAGATTGAAGTGGGTAAAGCCTCACAAACAACGAAAATTTTTGATCTTTCCACTGCCTTAAATATTCGCCCCGAATGGCTGGCAAGCGGTGAAGGACCGATGCGTGCAGAAGGTTCCACATCACAGCCAGAATCGTCCATTCCACCGGAGTCAGAATGGGGTACTGTGGCAGTTTGGGACAACACAACAGCATTATCAAAGGAAGAAGTAGAGGTGCCATTTTTAAAAGACATCGAATTTGCCTGCGGTGATGGAAGAATTCACAGTGAAGATCACAACGGATTCAAACTGAGGTTTTCCAAATCAACACTGCGGAAAGTTGGGGCCAATACTGACGGCTCTGGCGTTCTGTGCTTCCCCGCCACTGGCGACAGCATGGAACCTATCATTCCACATGGAACAACGGTTGCCGTTGATACGAATAACAAACGTATTATTGATGGCAAACTATACGCCATTGCTCAGGAAGGCGGCGGCAACGACAAGTTGAAGCGGATTAAGCAGATATACCGCAAGCCTGGAGGAAAACTGGTGATACACAGCTTCAACCGGGATGAAGATGAAGAAGCCTATGAATCAGAGGTTGAGATTATTGGGCGGGTGTTCTGGTATTCGGTGTTGTTGTAAATAGTAGAAAAAGATGAAGTATGATAACACCTAAAAGAAGTACATTAGAGGTAGGTATAAGTCAGTAAATTAATAATCTTTTATGCTCGCAGCGATGGGGCGCTAAATGCCTGAAAATGATATTTTTGTTGATGAGATAATTAGGCGTATCGAAGATTGCGCTACGCGGCCGTTCCTGTGTCGTTGTGATGATGGAAACCTCTATGTGGTCAAGGGATGGCCGGGCGTTCCAAACAATCAACTGATTGCTGAATGGGTTGCCGCTAACCTGGCAAAAAAACTTAATTTGTCCATACCGGATTTTTCTCTTGTCTATGTTAGCGCCGAGTTAACAGAATATGTTCCTGACTGGAAAAGCGATCTGGGTGAAGGCTACGCTTTTGGTATGCAATACATTGATGGAGTGTCGCCACTGACCTATCAGCAAGCCCATCATAATGTTGATTTGCAATCGCAAAAAGATATATATCTCTTTGATAGATGGATAGTTAATGCTGATAGAACCCTTACTCAGATGGGCGGCAATGTCAATATCATATTTGATTACTTAAAAAACAGACATTACCTTATTGACCATAACCTGGCCTTCGATCATCATCCAGGTGACGTCTTTGACTACCACGTCTACGGCCCTAAAAACAGAGAGTGGCACTATGACATAGTGGACAAACTGGAAGGTCTAGATAAGATTAGTGATTTTCAAGTAACTTTGGATGCAGCTATCAACACAATTCCTGAATATTGGATTACTGATGACACCAACGAATTTGTGGAATTGATGCGTAATCTCTTGTCCAGAGGAAGAGATAAGCAATTTTGGAGTGATCTCACATGACACCATGTTTGTATAGCATAGTACGCTATGCACCGTTTGCGGAAACTGAAGAGTTTGCCAATATCGGTGTGGTTTTGTGTGCGGTGAAGAAAAAAGAGCTATTTTTTTTGCTAACCCAAAGCAACGATTCTCGTATTAATGCCTTTTTTCGTGACGATACCATTTTCCCTTTGGCAAAAGATGCTATCAATCGAGAGTTGAAACTAGCTCAAACGCTAACGCCTACAATTAAAACGGTTGAGAATGTTTCTTACTTTTTTAATAACCTAACAGCAAAAAAAGAATCTATTTTTCACTTCAGTAGCGTCAGAAGTATTTTAACACGTGATCCGCAGCAGGAAGTAAAATTGCTCTATGATCGTTTTATCAATCACTGTGACTACAATAAAGAGCGCCGGGAAGAAATACTTACAAGGGAATTAAAAAATAGACTGAATTCTTATGATGAGCTAAAAAATATTTTTAAAAAAGAAGTGATTGGTGGTGATCTAACCCGATTTACGATGCCGTTCGTTGCCAAGAAAGATGAAGATATCCTGTGCGCCATCAAACCACTGGCTTTTGTTCAAAAAGAGCCAGGGAAAATGATGGAGCACTGCGACTCTTGGGTCGCCAGGGTTGTCAGAGCTGCGAATGAAAATTTGCTGAACTTATCGAACATACTGTTCACGATTGATGGACAAAAAAATCCAACAAATTCCGAGTCTAAAGCAATGGACGAGATACGCCGGACGTTTGATAGAAACAACATTATTCATCTTAAACACGATGATGAATCGGCTATCGTGTCTTTTGCAAAAGCTGCGTTGTAAGTAACCTCTTTACATCCCGCCCCGGCGGGATTTTTTACCTGATAAATCATCAGCTACTTTTCAAAATCGAAATCAACATCGACACCAAGTAAAGCCCATCCCACATTGAGAGTACCCCGATAATCAAGCAAAAAAGCGCGAGCATCCTCAGCAAAAGGGCCTTCACTCTACCGAATAGCTCCCGAGCAAGTCGCCAGAAACCAAACCCAATGTTTGTAGTGTAGAGCCCATAAAAGAAAGTCAGCCCTGCGGCAACACTTACCCCAAAGACACCACCAAAATTCAACATAAAGGCATAGTTGACTACAGCGAGAAGAAGCGCTGCCACAAGGTGTCCAAAGGTTGTACTTACCCCGTAATCTCCTCTCGATAATTTTAATAACCAATTGTTATTTTTAATATTTTTCGAACGTGAGGTCATCGTTTTTCTTCCTTAAACACTAATCCAATCAATCCATGTAGATAAATCTTATACCACCAATCAAAAGAAAAATAAATTACTTATAAAAACAACCACATATATAATTAAAACCAACAAAAACAACTTTGGTATTGACATTAAAAACAACTAAAGTTTTAATAAGCTCATCCCAACCGGGATCGCTCTTTAACAGTCAGGTTAAGTTTCACACATCAACGGTCCGCATGTACCGGTGAGACGGCTACGGCTAAACCATGCTTATCACCAGTGCGCTCTTGTGAGGGCGTAGCGGTGATAACTGTAGAGGACTGACCAATGACCAAACCACGTAAAAAACGCTCTGCAATTGCAAAGCAACGCATGGAACACATTCAGCGCATCGCCCAACGCAAAAGCGACCGCATAGCAAAAGCTGTTCTGGTTACTGTTCGCTGTAAACCAATGCCTGATCTCCCTGCTCCCCGCAAAAAATCGCGTTCTGGCAAGCCCAATGACGGCAGTGATCCTGATCGCTACGTTGGATACTCAGCAGCCGGACGGCAGAAAATGCGCGGAAGCAGTACCATTCCCCGCGGCGTTTACTGAACAAAATAAAATCAAGCTCACTACGGTGGGCTTTTTTTTCGCCCAAAGCGAATTTTACGCCTCACCAGGCAAAACGCAGGTCACCTTCGGGTGGCCTTTTTTATTGCTCTTAAAAAGGTAAAAACCATGTCCAACATTGCACTAACCCCCGTTAAATCATCACAGATCCACAGCATCGGCCACGACCCGGCAACCAACACGCTGGCCATTCGTTTCAACGGTCGCAATAACGCGCCGGGAAGCCTTTATCACTACAGCAATGTGAGCAGCGAAGACTTTGCAGCGTTCTCCGGCGCCGAGTCCGTTGGCTCCCATTTCTATCGCAACATCAAGCCCAATACGGACAAATTCCCGTACCAGCGCATCAATGAGGAGAAGTCAGAAGCGTAACCAGTAGGTTTTCACCATGCGCCTGTGTCGGGCGCATGAGTAAGCCCATTGGCACAGTGAGGTCATATGTACGAGTACAACTATCAGCGGATGCAGGAGGAACGCAGGGAACAGTACGAACGCAGACTGCCACACGATCCGGTTGAGCAGGCGGTGCTGGCTGAGCGTATCGAATACCTACGGCGCAATGCGCATCTGTTTAATCGGATGAAACAGATCATCGCGGCTGAATGCGTGGTGGCCGGCAACGATGAAAGGCCAGTTCACAGGCTGGTTGAATCCCCAGAAATGGAAGAGCTTTTGGACGAATTTCAGAAAAAGATATTTGCCATGACGGTTAAGGCCGAACGCATCAACGAATTAGAGAGAAAAGCCCCAGCTTTCGCCGGGGCTATCCCGGTCAGCGGCGACCAAACCGCATGACCATAAGGACTGACCAATGACCATAAAGATCATCAGCAGTTGATCGGGGACCAACCCGATCGCTAAGGAGTATACCGTGTCCGTAAAACATATCCAGTACCAACACCGCGTTGGCAGCCACAACATCCACCACTATCCGGAGCAAAAGCACGGCCTGACGTTCGTCATTGTCGTTACGGTTGCCGCGTTTGCCGCCTTGGCATTATTTCTTTGATAAGGACTGACCAATGACTTTTCATGATTCTCAAGCCCTGGCAGTACGCCAGGATTTCGGAGGCGTCAGCAACACCCTGACGGCTCTGGAAACTTCCGCCACCGCGGTAGCTGCGCAAGCCAAAGCGATGGTTGAGGCCCGCTATATCATGGCACTGCGCCGCCCCCGCCAATGGGATCAGGTGCGCCAAGACCTGCTGAAGGAATGCCGGCGCCCCAGCTTCGCCAATAACAAAAGCGCCTACTACCGAAAACCCATCGGTAACGGCGTGGAGGGGCTGGGCATCCGCTTCGTCGAGGTGGCGCTACGCTGTATGACGAACGTGCTGGTGGAAACCAGCATGATTTTCGAGGACGAGAACAAGGAAATCCATCGCGTCTCCGTGACCGATTTGGAATCCAACCTCACCTATCCGCTGGACGTGCGCGTAACCAAGACCGTCGAACGCTCGAAACCCAACGACGACGGCAGTTACATCAGCGTACGCAAGAACAGCTACAACAAGAACGTCTATACGGTCCCAGCCACAGACGATGACTTATTGAACAAACGCGCCGCGCAAATTTCAAAGGCCATCCGCACGCTAGGCCTGCGCATCATTCCAGGCGATCTTCAAGACGAAGCAGAGTCCATCATCAAGGCCATCCGATTAGATGAGGCTGCACGCGACCCCGACACCGAGCGCAAGCGCATCGCCGACGCCTTCGGCGAAATCGGCGTTAAGGCTGCTGATCTGGCCGAATATCTGGGCCACAGCCTTGACACTTGCTCTCCCGCCGAATTGGTCAACCTGCGAGGTATTTATGGTGCCATCCGAGACGGCGAATCGTCGTGGAAATCCGTCATGGAGAACAAGGCTGAACAGCAGACCACCGGAAGGAACGCCAATGCGAGCAGTGCCGGCAGTGGCTCGAAAGGCGACTCTCTGCCGGCATGCAGCGATGAAGCCTTTGGGAAGAAGAAAGCCGGGTGGCGCAAGGTTATTGAGGGCGGTAAGTCGGTGAACGACCTGATCGCAATGATTCAGACCAAGGAACTGCTCACCGACGACCAGAAAATGGAAATCGCATCGTGGGCCAATAGCGGGAGCAACCAATAATGAAGATCCATGAACTTATCCAAGGCTGTGACGAATGGGCGGCTTTCCGACTGACCCACCACGGCGCAAGCGAAGCCGCCGCGATGCTGGGCCTGTCAAAGAAAGCGACACGCTCCGAGTTGCTGCGCATCAAGCACACCAGTACACCGAAGGAGTTCTCCGACTGGGTGCAGACTAATATCCTTGATTATGGACACCAGGTCGAAGCGCTTGCCCGACCGCTGGTCGAAGAAATCATCGGTGAAGACCTCTACCCAGTGACGTGCTCGAATGAAGACGAAGGTGGACACTTGTCGGCGTCGTGCGATGGACTGACGATGCTCTACGACACCGCATTCGAGCACAAGCAGTGGGCGGCGGAGTTGGCCGCATCCGTGAGAGACGGAGTGTTGCCAGAAGAACACATGCCACAATGCCAGCAGATCATGATGATTACGGGCGCACGGCGCGTCATCTTCACCGTCTCCGATGGCACACCGGAGAAACTCGTATGGATGGAGGTGCTACCGGACGCGGAATGGTTTGATCGCATCAGTGCTGGCTGGGCGCAATTTGACCGAGACCTGGCTAACTATGAGCTGCCAGAAATCAAGCTGGCCGTGGTCGCCGAAGCAGTACAGGATCTGCCAGCGGTATCAGTACAGGTCAACGGGCAAATCGAAGTTCGCGAAAACTTCAAGATTTTCGAGGTCGCACTGCGCGACTTCCTTGAAAACAAGCTGATCCGCGAACCACAAACCGACCAGGACTTCGCCGACCTTGACCTGCAAATAAAGGCGATGAAAAAGGCGGAAGATACCCTGAACGCCGCCGAAGCGATGATGCTGGCGCAAATCCAGAGCGTTGATGAAGCGAAACGCCAGAAAGATATGCTTGCCAAGCTGGTACGCGATAATCGGCTTATGGCCGAAAAGTTGCTTGCCAGTGAGAAAGAGCGCCGGCGGGCCGAGAAAGTCGTCGCGGCACGTAAGGCATTTGCCGATCACGTCGCCGAGTTACAGCGCGAAATTAGCGGTGTACGCCTTGATATCGCCGCCCCGGATTTTGCAGGCGCCATCAAGGGACTGAAAACCATGTCGAGCATTCAGGACAAGATCGACACTGCGCTGGCGAATGGTAAGATCGCTGCTGACCAACTGGCTGCCGACTTGCGCACGAAGTTGGCCTGGATTGATGCCAATGCCGCCGAATACCGTGCTCTACTGGCCGACCTGCAACAACTGGCCGCTAAACCGTTCGATGATTTCAAACTAGCTGTAACAGCGCGCATCGATGCACACAAGAAAGCGGAACAAGCCCGCCTGGAAGCCGAACGCGAGCGTATCCGCCGGGAAGAAGCTACTCGACTGGAGGCGGAACAGCAACAGCGGCAGGAACAGCCGTCCACTCGCGAAACCGAAAGCGTGGCAACCACCGCGCCGCAGTTGCTCGCAGCGGCAGTAAGAAATATCTCGCAGCCAGCGCCGGATGCTGCGCCTACGCTACGCCTGGGGCAAATCAACGCTCATCTGGCGCCTATCACCCTGACAGCCGACGGCTTGGCGCGCCTGGGCATTACGCATGCCACCACGGATAAATCCGCGAAACTCTACCACGAAAGCGATTTTTCACTCATCTGCGACGCTTTGCTGCGACATATTCAGACTGTTCAGGCTACGAACAACTAAGCCCCTCACCATTCAGGAAACACCTTATGACCACCACCACAACCGTCGCTGACGTGTTGGAATCCTCCCTGCGCCCCGTTCGGGCGCAACTCGACTTGGCGACATCGCAGACCACCGGCATTGCCCAGCGTTCCGTTGAAAGTGCAGGTGTTTTATTAAATCAAGCACAGGCCCTGTGCATTGAGCAGATCAATGCGGAAACCGACGAATACAACACGCTATTAGATCGTTTGGAAACAGCAGAAAACGCGCTGACAACCAAAGAATTGGCGCTGACGCAGGTTCAGGAGCGAATTGATAACGCAGAACTGACGGCGGCAGAGGCTACCGCTGAACGCGACAGCATCACCGCCAAATACAAACTGGCGCTATCCGACCAGCGGGTTCTGGCTGAAGAAGTAAACCGGCTGAAGTCACTTAACCCTGAACGGTTAAAAGCTCAACTGGTTCGGGTAAAAACCGATCTGGAAGATAGCCGCACCCTGCGCAATCAGCAACTGGCCGAAATCCGGCGCGTTAAGAAAGAGCTGGCCGATAAAACCAGCAAATTAGCCAGCATGGTCCAAATTAACGATGAGTTGAGCAACCAAGTTGCTGACCTGAGAGCCCGACTGCAACGCACCGATGGCGACGTGGCGCCGCGCTACTGGCAGGCCAGCAACGGAGTACAGTTTTATTTCTACACCTTCCAGTGGGGATTACAGCTCTACTCCCCTGAATACGACGTTAAGATCCTGAACGACATTGACTGGCATCTGGAGATCCGCAGCACTATCGGCATCTGCATGATTGTGTCTGTTACTGAATGGGCCATTCCTGTCTATCCCACCGTAGAAAACTTTAAGGAAGCGTGGCCGCACGGTTTAAATGAGGCGGTGACGACGCGCATCCGTGAACTACTGGAAGAGACTCACCCTCAACTGGTACGCCGGGCGGAATGGGCAGAATCCATGCTGACGGAAACCCTGCCGCTGAAAGAACAACACCTCGAACTACTCAGCGCTTCCGGCATCCATTCTCTTTTTGACGTCGTGCGCCGTACCCCGGAAAGGCTGGCAGAGCGTGTTAAAGGCTTCGGGATCGCCACGGCGCGCCAGGTTAACGCCAAGTGCATGAGTCTGGTGAAAGACTGGGAAAAAACTCAAAAAAACAGCGAGGCGGCCTGATATGGAAGAAGAATTGCACCCTGTAGCCGTCCTGTTCAAAGCAGAAGACGACCACTGCGACTGGACGCACGTCATTATCCATCGCATGCGCGCCCGGTCATCCATACACACCGGCAAACCTTACAAACCGGAGCCAAAGCCTGTCTATGTTGGCAGTCGGTTCCCCGCGGTATCGCCTGTTGCGCCGCGTATCGGTGCCCGACGATGTTACTCAGCCAATATCATGCTGTCGGTTTACCAACTCCACCGCCGAGGCATCAACGAAAACGTGATCGCCAAAGATACCAGCATTCCTGTCGGTGATATCCGCAAGCTGCTGACGCATAAAACGCAGACCCAGCGCAAGCAATGGCAACTGGCCCAGCAATTACCGCTGCCGTCAAAGGCGGTGATTCTGGCACGGCTGGGTAAGGAGGCTTGATGAAAGAGCGTGGAATTATTTTCAATGCTGAGATGGTGCAGGCGATTTTGTCCGGGCAGAAGACGCAAACACGGCGCATCGTGAAGCCGCAGCCATTTGATCGAAGTTGGTCACGTCACGACCATCAAATCGAAATCGTATCAGGCCGTGCAGAACGAGGTGACGAAATCGACGGTTTGCTGGCTTACACCAAAAGCAGCGGCGGCACATGGAGTGCCAAATGCCCGTTCGGCCAACCCGGCGATCGGCTGTGGGTGCGGGAGACGTGCCAGGCTAAAGAGTTGGAATCTGGTCTGGACGTGGTTTGCTATCCAGCAGATGAAACTGAGATTCCCATCAAGGCCCATCCTCTTGATTCAGGGAATTGGATTGACCTTTATCGCTACCGCAGCGGTGAAGGGAAGTTAGTTCCGTCAATCCACATGCCGCGCTGGGCGTCCCGCATCACGCTGGAAATTACCGATGTTCGCGTTGAGAAACTTAAGCACATCCCGCGTGATGGGATTATTGCTGAGGGATATCCAACTGAACGCGCCATTAATGGTGGTGAATATGATCCATTTCTTTGGTATCGGGATTTATGGGAATCGCTTTACGGCGTAGGAAGCTGGCAGGCTAATCCATACGTTTGGTGTATATCCTTTGCGAGGCTTAATTCATGAAAATATGCTCAAGGTGCCATATTTAAAAAAGTGAAAATGATTTTTATGCAGACAAAAGAACTACATCAGGGCTTAAATCGCAATGCAAACCATGCCATATGGAATCCGCAATAAGAACAAGGGACAGGGATCGTGCCAGGGATTCAAACAAGAATTATATGAGAAGAGCGAGATTAAAATCCCCAGAAAAATTCCGAGAGAGAGAAAGAACGCACAGCGCCAAGCGGCCTAAAGATCAGAGGTATAAGTCTAGGTGTTTGCTAAACATCGCCGTTCGATGCGGGAAAGTTATTAAACCCTCCCTATGTGTTGCATGCGGGGAAAAAAAAGAAACTGACAGCCCACCACCATGATTATTTAAAGCCACTCGATGTAACTTGGCTCTGTTATTCCTGCCACGCAAAAGAACATAGAAATGAAATTAACTAAATTGGCATGAGTAATCGAATTTAAACATACCAAATAAGCAATAAGGACTGACCAATGACCAATACAACGACCAAAGCAACCCCCAGTGTAAATGCCACAAGTCTGGCAACCGATATTGCTGCTCATTGCATCGCATTCGAGCAATCGCCTGAATATGCGGAAATGATCCGCAGTCACGTCGCTAAGTTGTACGAAAAGGCTATCGAAGACACCTTCCGCTGGGGCACATTTCCCGATGCTATTAAAAAGGCGCTGGAAGAAGCATTGCCAGGTAACATCTCAAAAATAGTGGATCTCCCCCGTTATAACCTTCTTATGGCAAAAGAACTTGCGACTCAGTGGAAACAAGACGCGGTTTCAGACCAACTTGTTACAGCCATGCGCGATAAAGTCACCACGTTTATTAGCGACCATCAGATTCCCAAATTCATTAAAGCATCCGACTTATGGGCTGCGTTCATTGAAGACCATCAGGAAGAAGCCGCTCAAAATGGCTGGCAGCGGCCTGAAGTGCTGATGGAATACAGTGAATACGGCGGATTTCGCGTAGGTTTAGAGAAAGAACCGTTTGAAGAACGGAGTTGGTCGAACGCCAAACGTAAAACGCATCCATTTGAGTTTTGTGACAATCTCTATTTCTCCCAGGCCGTCGAGTATGAAGACGATAAGAAAAAAGAGGTTACTCATGATGGTCATAAGTGTTACAGCTTGTATTCAGGTAAATGTGACGGCGATACTCTCGGCAAGAAAGTTATCGCCTTCCACAGTCGTTTTGAAAAACTGGTTGCAGCACTTTACTACGGCGACAGTCTGTTAGCACTCGATCAGGATGACGCCGACGAGGTGTATTACCCCGGTGATTACTGATCACTGTCAGTCTGCATTGAATTTCACCGCATCCGTTCTGTGATGCGGTCATTCCCTTTTCCAACTAATACCGAAGGAGGCCACCTTGTTCGGTCTATTTCTCTACGTCTGTTACACGTTCCAGCCCTGCCAATACGAACCGCAAGGCTGGATATATCCCGATCGACAAAATTGTGAAGCTGATATTCGGGCGCAAAAATTGCCCAGCGCCTACGAATGTCTACCTGTGGACGCTGTTATGGCAGTCAAGGAGGTTAATTAGCATGACAGATTTAACGAAAGGTTGGCGCTGCTTTCATTGTGGCGAGTATTTTGACGAGCATCAGGCACACCTCGCAAAACTGCATTTCGGCCAGGAACAAAACGCGGTTCCTCGCTGCAAGGATTCACTGGAAAAGCTGTCAGTGATGACGACCGCGTTCATGAACTTGCAGCGCATTTCTGAGGTTTATCGAACTGCATATGAAGAGTCGAAAGACCGCATCGTAGAACTGCAAAAGCAGGAACCGGTTGCTGAAATTAAATGCATGGAGGACCTGTCCCTACAGGTGGTAAATGTAAGTGATGGGTTTTCATTGGGCCGCTATCCGGTATACGCCGCGCCCGTTCCACCAGCGGTGCCGGATCAGAAAACTCGGCAAGACTACAAGATTAGCCCCAGCGGATTAATAAACGTTTTCGATCACGGTCATCTTGAGGGATGGAATGCATGCCGCGCAGCGATGCTCCAGTTGTCCGGTAATGCCGAACCTGTAAGCAAGCTAAATCCATTGCCGAAAAACAAGCCATGCACCGACGCACCAGAAAAAATCTGGTTGCAAACGGCTGGGGAATGGCCGGCTGGCGGGGTCGTCGGAGACATGACATGGTGCGATGACAGCCAGCATCCTGATGACACGTTGTATATCCGGGCTGATTTTGTCGGCAACTCTCCGGTAATACCGGATGGTTGGGTACTGGTGCCAGCGAAAGCAACTTATGCAATGATTAGAGCCGCTGGTCGAGCAGCAAGGGGATATATGGAAGAGTTTGGGGGCAATAATCCGTCTGTAATTTATTCCGCCATGCTCGCCGCAGCTCCACAGCCAAGCAAAACCACTGATTAACCCACTTACAGCCCTGCGCTATACTCTTCGCTAGGAGGATAGCCATGTCATACAATCTCGGTGATTTACCACAGGAAGAGCGCGACAAAGTCAATATTGACATTGCCGCCAGCGGCGTTGCGTACAAAGAGCGAATGAATATGCCTGTTATTCCGGCCCAGGTCGAAGCTGAACAGCCGGAGAAACACCGTGCATATTTCAGGGAACGCCTGGCGCACTATAGGGAAGTTAGCAAAACGCTTCCGAATGCCAACGACCCTGTATATCAGAAGATGGCCGAAGCCAATAAGAAGTAACCAACATCAATCAAATTGAACCCGCCAAGTGCGGGTTTTTTATTGCCAAAATTAAGGAGAAAAATATGCTTCAATCATGGTCAGTTCCATTTCCTGAATCGCAAACTGAATATAACGGCTATCCCGTCTACTGGCGATACATTGAAATTGTTGAAGAGGATGGAATTAAAGTCTCTTCTGAACAATACATCGCTTTCCATCAAACTGAATGCTACACCTTTTTATGCCCTGCTCATTGGGCGAAGGATTACGATATCGATCGGGATAAGGGGAAATGGCTCGACGGATGGAAAAAGAAAAATATGCGGTATGCGATCAAGAAGGTTGCAAAATCGGCAGAGCGTTCTTTTGCCTTTCCATCACAGCAATTGGCGTTAGAAAGCCTGTTACGTCGAAAGAAATATCATTTGGCACGGTTAAGGCAGGATATTGCAATTATCACCACCGTTGTCGAGGAAATGAAAAAGTTGGATCTTTCATCCCCACAGATCGAATACAACTTCGGACATAACGCCGAAACAGAAAGCTGGACCTTCTACTAACCAAAGCCCCTTCCCTACCCACACCAAACGACCAGAATAAGGGCGTGTCATTGGCACGCCCTTTTTATGAGGACTGACCATGACCAGAAAACCGATTGTCTTTGATCATGAATGGATTGTTGAAGACGCACTGAAAGAGAAGACAGGGCTGGATGAACGACAGATAGAACGATATCGACAAGGCTGCTGGATTGAAGGCGTCCATTTCAAGCGCGTATCGCCATCCGGTGAAAAAACGCAGCGCGGTATTACCTGGTATAACCACCCTGCAATAAATCAGTTTATCCAAGAGGCATAAATGGCAAAACTTCCCACTGGGGTTGAAATAAGAAGCGGCAGTATCTGCATCTGGTTTATGTACCGTGGTGAACGTTGCAGGGAGATTCTGACAGGATGGATTAATACGCCATCTAATATTAAAAAAGCGGGTAATCTACGTACTATTATTGTTAGTGAAATTAATCTTGGGGAATTTGATTATGCAAAACGGTTCCCTAATTCCACCAAAGCAAAAAGAAACTCCACCGCAAAAATCTCAACGTTTGGTGAGTTAACCAGTACATGGCTGAAAAACCGTGAAATAGAACTGACAGCAAATACCTTACGAAAAACAGGATCTCAGTTAAATACGTTGCTTCATATTATAGGCGAACATACACCCATTACCGATATTAGCCAAAATGATATCCTGAACTATCGTTACCAGTTACTTCACGGAGAAACACATTATAACGTATCTGTTCGTGGCAATAAGGAGGGGCGAAGTGTCAGAACTGTCGATAACTATGTTTCCCTGCTCTGTTCCCTGCTGCGCTTTGCACATCGTTCTGGCTTCATATCAGGTAGACCATTTGAAGGCATAAAGAAACTTCAAAAGAGCCGACCCCGTCCCGATCCATTACTTAAACATGAGTTCACGCAACTTATAAAGCATTTGTCAGGACAGAACAAAAATCTGTGGCAATTAGCGGTCTATACAGGCTTGCGGCATGGTGAGCTTGCAGCATTAGCCTGGGAGGATATCGATCTAAATTCGGGCGTTATGCATGTATCCCGTAATTTGACAGCTATTGGACACTTTGGCCCACCCAAAACCCAGGCTGGCATTCGTACTGTTACATTGCTTAAACCGGCTTTTGAAGCGCTCAAGTCTCAAATGGAAATCACAGGGAGCCGTCAACCGGGTGAAATCGTCTATCACCACAGGGAGTATGGTTTAACAGAGATTCAGAATTTACGTTTCGTCTTTCTACCACGAGTGAGAAAAGGCGAACAAAAAATCAGTTACTCTCTCTCATCCATCGGGCAATTATGGAACACGGCTGTAAAACGATCTGGCATTCGCCGCCGTAATCCGTACCATACGCGCCATACTTATGCTTGCTGGTTACTATCGGCAGGAGCAAACCCTTCGTTTATTGCGAACCAAATGGGGCATGAGAACGCGCAAATGGTGTATGAAATCTACGGAAAATGGATTGAGGACATGAATGAAGATCAGGTTGGCATGCTGAATCGGAAACTCGCGCTGTGA